ATGAAAATTTCTCTGGTCGTTCCCGTCTTCAACGAAGAAGACGCGATACCCATTTTTTATAAAACTGTTCGGGAATTTGAAGGGCTCAGGCAGCATGAAGTAGAGATCGTCTTCATCAACGACGGCAGCAAAGATGCGACAGAATCCATCATTAACGCACTTGCTATCGCTGATCCGCTCGTGGTTCCTCTGTCTTTCACGCGCAATTTTGGCAAAGAGCCGGCGCTTTTTGCCGGACTCGATCATGCTACCGGTGACGCAATTATCCCTATAGATGTCGACCTGCAGGACCCTATCGAAGTCATTCCGCACCTGATAGAGAAGTGGCAGGCTGGCGCTGACATGGTCCTTGCCAAGCGTTCTGATCGTTCCACTGATGGCCGCCTGAAGCGTAAAACTGCCGAGTGGTTCTATAAGCTGCACAACAAAATCAGCAATCCGCAGATTGAGGAAAATGTCGGCGACTTCCGCCTGATGTCCCGTGAGATGGTGGAAAACATTAAGCTTCTTCCAGAGCGTAACCTCTTCATGAAAGGCGTTCTGAGTTGGGTAGGTGGAAGAACTGATGTGGTTGAATATGCCCGCGCCGAACGCGTTGCTGGCAGCACAAAATTCAATGGCTGGAAGCTGTGGAATCTGGCGCTTGAGGGGATCACAAGCTTTTCAACGTTTCCGCTGCGTATGTGGACTTACATTGGTATTTTTGTTGCCGGTATGGCATTTCTGTATGGCGCATGGATGATTATTGATACCATGGCATTTGGGAATCCGGTTCGCGGCTACCCTTCTATGTTGGTTTCCATACTATTCCTAGGAGGAGTTCAGTTAATAGGAATTGGGGTTCTAGGTGAATATATTGGAAGGATTTATACAGAGGTGAAGCAGCGTCCACGTTACATTGTTAAAAAGAGTAATGATAATGATTAATTATAAAAAACCTTTTTTAATCTATGCCATTGCTTCTTTGGCATATTTATTCCCTATCATTAAGGCTGATAGATATTTTATTGACGATTATAACAGAGCAATATTAGGTTATCTTAGTTGGTCAGATAACGGAAGGCCATTTGCAGATATAATAATGACATCCATTAACTTCGGGACAATCATATCCGATATATCTCCTCTAACTCAGATACTTGGAGTTGCATCTCTTTTTTTAGTGGTTGTATTTCTGACATCAAAAGGTTCATTAGATATAACTAAGTCTGTATTGTGTTCATTGTGCATTATATCATCACCATTCATGATGGAGACATTGTCATACGCATATGATTCACTTCCTATGCTTCTGTCTATATCATTTATATTTTTGGCTTTTTTGTTAAAGACAGATAGCACGCCAATTTCTTTTGCCTGGCACTGCCTTTGCATTGTATTATCAATGTGCCTATATCAGGCATCTATGGGTATTTACGTTATCCTTGCGTTGTTATGTTATATTGAAAATGAAAATTTAGACTTTAATGGATTTCGTGCATTACTTTCAAATGCAGTATCACTTATTGTATCATATGTGGTTTACTCAAAAATTATAGCTCCGCGATTCATATCTGGCGGGTATAGCATAAAAAGATCAGAGATGATTCATTTAACATCAAGCGATGCTATACCTTCCATAATTTCAAACATTGAGAAATATATAGGGTTCATAAAGTTAGGATACCCAACGCCGTTTCTTATAGTTACTGCTGTTGTTATTGTTTTGGGTTTTTACGGTTTATGTGTGAGGGCTTACACTTTTTTCTCAAGAAAAAATAAATCAACAATCATCGCGTCAGCGATTACATTATTATCTCCAATTGCAATAGCTTTCATGGCCATAGTCCCATTATCGATACTTGCTCACCCTCCTTTAATGTCGAGGGTTCTTATGGTAGTTGGTGCTGGCGCTATGTTTATGATGTATTACTCATTAAGGTGCGCAGGAAAATATAGAAATATAATTTCATTATGTGCCTCATTTGTGTTTTTATCATACTCTTACTCAACTATTTATGCTTATGGAAATGCACAGGCAAGGCAGAAGGACTTTGAATCTTATGCTATTGGATTAATGCAAAATGACATAAGCGCACACTCTGAAGTTGATGTATTCGATATGTATGGTTCAATTCCAGCATCTCCAGTGTCAGCATTGATTGTTTCACAGCATCCAATTATGTCATGGTTGGTTCTTTCAAATATAACATTCAGGGATGAATGGAGGACTAACATAACGCTGAAGAACTATAGATTCCAGGCAACTTATAAGCCAGGTTCTTACGGCAATGACATTAAAAACCCAACATGCAAAAACATGATAAGAAGATTTAACGGTATTTACACTCTATTTAAATATAATGGTGTCTTATTGTTCAATTTCAGTGATAAATGTAAATAGGTTCTGGAGGGCGTTAGCCCTCCATTTATTATACCATCTTACCTATCACCCTAAAGTTCACATCAGCTAGAGCACCACTTTGGTTGTACGTGGTGATCGTCAATGCTTCGTTATTCTCTGCAGTGGAGATATTAGCAAACCCTAGGTTATCTAACTGGACCTGGAACGTCAGTGCATTGGTTAACTGATTAGTGACGATGCGGTATGTTCCTGTAGTCTGGCGTGTACAAGTTATGACATTGCGAGATGAAGCAGCTGTAAATCCGCCTGCAGAGAGCCCGCGACAGATGAAACCATCATCAGATGATTTCTTATGTGCCACGATTGCGTCAATCGTAACTGCGCCATAAAAATAGTTATTGTAGTTTAAGAAGTCTGCTTTACCATACCCCAGAGACGCGAACCCATTAATAACCACATTAGGCCTAGGAGTGGCCTCTAAAGGTTTACCGTTATAGAACGTGTTTCCTTGCATTTCAAGAATATACTTAGACCCTGAGCTAAGCCCTGCTGAACTAGTTTGGAACAATATATGAGGTTGAGTGACATTGTCACGAGTATTAGACAAAATACTGTTTTTAACAGTAATCATCTGTACTCGGTCTGAGCTGCTTATATACTTAATATCCGGCATTATATTAGCTTCAAAATAGCACGTATCAAACACAGCTATATTACCGCCAGCGCCACCACCCTCTGAGAACTGTGCTGCGGCTACGGGTGTAACTGTCCCGCCGTGGAAGGATGTTCTACCATTAGCCTCAAAAGCACAGTTTGATAATTTGAAAGCATGGCTTTCAATTGCCTGAAGACCGTAAAAAATGTTATCGGTAAAATCGCATCGAACCAACTCAACAGCATTAGCACCGGTAACAAGTCCACTTCTTCGGCATAATAATCCAGTTTGACAGCTTTCAAATCTGGAAGCTTGGCCATATATATATATGCAGTTTTGGATTAAGCACCCTCTGTCAAGATTTTTAAAATCAATATCAATTAATCTTATACCGAATATATCTTGTAGATACATCCCAGTGCCGGTTTTATCATTAAGTGCTGGGCCAGTTCCGTTGCCAATAACGGTGAAGCCCTCAATGGTTAACATATCCTGTGTTTGGGTAGCCTTTCCTATGCTACCGATTACAGTAATTCCCACGATGGACGGGGTAGTTAATACATCTATAATTAACGATGTCCCTCGCTTACCCGCTCCTTTCAGGAACTTGACCTGGCCGCTTGCTGAGTTGTCGCACAGAACATTCACTGGGCCTGATAGCAGCATGTTTACGCCAGGCCAGATTAAACCGTATCCCTCTACTCCGGCTGTATTAGCCATTTTTTGTGACATGGTTGTAACGTCAATGCCGTTTATCATCCCATACCATTCACCGCGCAATGCATCAGTGATTCCAGATCTGACCCATACCCCGAATCCTGATGCGTCTGTTTCACCAGTTCCTGAAACAAAAGCGGTTGCAGTGGTGTATGGAACGGTAGGGCTAATGTATTTACCACCATCATGTTTAGACTTTGCTACTGTGGTGTCAAAGTAGAATTCTCCTCCACCGATTGCACTTCCAGTGTACCATCCTTTAAGTCTAACCTTTTTGCCGTTGGCCCCTGTCATTCCATTAAAGCCAGCGACTGACTGGACCTCACCTATTAATGAATATCCATCCTTTGAGGCCAGCATTGACCGCAAAGAGGCATCGCCAATACCAATCCACGAACCGACTCCAACCCCTCCCGACGATGCTGGAGTTGAACCAGCATCAACATGCTTTGGCAACGCCCCATCCCAGCGATAATATTCCCTGGTAGATTCGTCGCGCAGAGCCTGATTTGGCAGGGTGATGTCAGCGCCGTCCTGGAACGAGTCAATTAGGATCCAGCCATACTGAGCAATAGCCTGCTGCGCGAGCCAGCGAAGACCTTCAATTGTGTAATGCGCATTCCCGAACCGGTCAACATAAGTGTTTACCAGCGAGGTAACGAACTCGTCAATTTTCCCCGCGTTAAACTTAAGGTCGCGTGGTGATTCGCTCGGAACAGAATTCTGAGTAGGTTGCGTAGCCATATTTATTCCATAAAAAAACCCGGCTCGGTGGCCGGGTCTGGTTGGTCGGGGACGGTTCTTATTGGTAGATGGCGTCGCTATATTCTGCGACGGTCAGAGATACCGTGTTATCTGTGTTTGGTTTGATGCTGCTGACCTTCCATAGTTGGCTGTCCAGCTCCTCAACTTTCGCTATGAGATAGCGAGACGGGAGCTGTACAGTGTCTCCGTTCCATATGTTGAGTTGAATGTTAGGGATAGCCGCGGTGAATCCGTACTTCGTGTCAGCGCGGGCGGTGGCCGAATAGCGCAGCGTAGGATTACCCAGACTGTCGGTCACCAGCACATACATCGAACCGACAAACGTTATCGGCTCGCTGGTATCGAAGTTATTCCCGGAGCGGCCTGTGATGTAACCCTGCTGCTGGTTACTGTCGTAGATGTCAGGCATCTGAATGACGCTGCCGACCTGGATAATGCCGTCCTCGAACACTTTGGCATTCATCTTCACGCGCGAGTAGATCAGGCGTTTGGTTTCCCGCAGCGCGCGCTCCCGCGCCTGGTACTCATTGCGGAAGCCGACTATCTCGAGCTTGTTCGGGTTTTCCGCTTCCTGTTCGACGATAGCGCCGTTCAACACGCGGTAGTTGATGTAAGTCTTGTTGTTCGTAGTCGGGTGAACATAAGACACCTGTACACCGTCGTAGCCGCCAGGAAGAGTGGCCTCGTACGTCATTTTGTACTCGTCCGTCTTCATGTTGGCCCGGTTGAATACGGCCGCCGGGTAGTCAACCTTCTGATCACGGGTAAAAGTCAGCACGCCGTCGTCCCAGTACGCCACAACCGACGCCGCATTGCAGATCGCTTGCACGCGGTCACCCAACGAGTCGTTTTCGTCGTCAAACGTGTAATCGAAGTAACCCAGTCGCTCATCCGGCAGGCTTTCGGCGATCGAGTACAGCCCGTAAAGGTCAATGCTGCTGACCGGCTGTTCACCCATAATCAGCCAGGTGTGCGCCACCGCATCAGCGAACGAGCGCGACGGCCGCAGCGTGTAATCTACGGTCTGCGTGTTCAGGTCGTATGTGATGGTGTGCCTGGTCACTAGGGCGTTGTATTTGCGGTCCCGGCTGCCAAGTGCGTTCTCCGTTGCCCTGACCTTTACACGCACCAGCGTATCGGTTGGATGGACGACGTTTGTCCGCACGTTTACAGCGTGGATTTCCTCTAGTTTGAGTATCGACGCATCACCAGAGTTATCGGTGCGCTGCAGGTTAATAGCGTACTTCCCGAAGCCACCGGTCGGCACTATCTTGTCCGTCCGGTAGAACGTCTCGCTGTCCTGTTTGTGCCAGGTTGTCTGCTTGAACACCAGAGTCTGCTGAGTGCCGGGGATCATGTTGTAGTCGTCATCAATTTTCCACAGCACTACCTTCCAGTTGGTCTGTTTCTTCGGGCCGAGGCTGCTTTGCGTGTGGATCCACAACTGCGTTGATTCGACAGGCGAGAAGAACGGGCCGACGACCAGCGCCTCGTTATCGTTCAGCACGAACTTAGTCGTGTTGATAGTGGCGTTTGCCGGGATATCAGGCGGGCCATCCAGATCATCCATCGTGAATGTGTACCAGTGCACCGGGTTTATCACTGCGCCGTCGTTTGTTTCCACAGCAGAAATTAGCGTGCCTGAAAATGTAGCGTCCGTAGTGACCGAGCCAGATGCAGTGGCGTAAGTGACGTTGATATCAAATGTGACGGCATGTGGTAACACCAGCCCCATGAAGTAGTCGAACTCTGCCTGCTTCACGATTTTCACTGCTATCTGACCACCGGCATACGTGCCGCTGACCACTGTGTTCGCCGTAGCTGTTTCAACAGGGAATGAATCCCCCTGGTTCGCACCGGGAACCTCCTGCCCGTCAACATCATCGAAGCTGTAACCTTCGTTAATCGACGGAATAACTTCACCAGGCTGAATGAATTGATATTCAGCCCCTGCCATGCTGCCCAGGCTCGACTCAGAGTAGCGTACTGATTCGTAATCGTATTTGCCGATCCCGATACACATCCACTCTGTGACATACTTTTTGCCGCCGTCTTTCGTGCCTGTGCTGATGTACTCGAAGAGTGATTCCTGAATAAGGTCCGGGAATGAACGCACCTGGCCGTAGATATCTGGCTTGGCTTTATAGACTCGCGCTGTGTTTGTCTGTCCGGTAAGACTATTGTTCGGTGAGTCGACGGTATTGCCGCCAGTGTTGGCGATGGCTGGCTTCGGTGCCAGAAACGAAAACACCTGACCAACCACTTTAAATATCGGGCTCAGGATGTCGCCGACAATGCCCTTAGGCTGGTCGAAAATCTGGATGTGGTCCAGCTCGCTCAGCTCAAACGCCAGCTCATCATCGTCGCCCAGCCTTACGCCGTTGCGGACGATCAGCAGATCGCGGTGAAAGGTAGCATCATTGGCCGCCAGCCAGTCATAAAAAAGGGTGCCGTTTGGCACCCTGCAACGCAACTTAGGCGTTCCTGGAAAGTTCGATATCTCAACCAGCGCCATATTCGAAAAACTCCACTTTGGTGAATGCCCGCTGAATGACCAGCAACGAGTCCATGCGCACGCTTCCGTTCTCGCCGCGCGAGTGCAGCGCCTGCCGGTTTAGTACCAGGCCAACGTGCGCCGGTTGCACGCCGCGGTATCCGACGAATATCCCGCCCTCGACAGGTTTATCGACCTGGCGCCAGAAAACGACGTCACCCTGATAGCAGGTGAAGAAGTCCTCACCGGCTTCGTAGTCCGGCGTCTGGTGCAGCTCAATGCCGAGGACATGGCGGTAATACAACACGCACAATCCCCAGCAGTCGACTTTTTGGAACGAGCAGGCCCGGTTAGCCCACGGCACGCCGATAACCCGCCGGATAAATTCATCTTTAGTCATGCGCGTGCCTTATAGGTACTGGAGTCCAGTGTATTCGCGGGGATCGTATAATTTTCCAATATTATTATTGAGCGGGTTGGTCACAGACAGGGTGACAGACGCGGCGTCGGCATCGATATCGACGGTCTTGACGTATAACTGCCACGACTTAATCGGCACCGACACATCGCCGCTGTCGAATATCTGCCGCGTGGCCGTGATGGCTGTCAGCCTGGCCGCACCCTTCCACTGTTTCATTAGCGCTTTGATGTCCGACGACAGCCGGCCTAACTTCACCGTCGCGTCGATCACCGGCGTGCCGCTCTGCTGACTCTCTTCGATTTCAAAGCGCGCTGGCGTGTACGTCTGGCCGCCTAGCGTCTTCGCAAAGAACTGCTTGTCGACCAGGCGGACATAGCCAAAGGATGGATGGTAGAACGTGATGGTATCGTACAGACCGCGCGTCGGGCGCTGCTGCTTATAAGCTCTGAAGGTAGGCATTACGGCACTCTCGGTAAAGATTCCGGGTCGCGCCCGTCAGGATAACCAGTGACAACGATATCCAGCCACGAATCCCACGGCGGCGGCAGCTCAACAATGATGTCGTCGAATTCGTCGTCGGCGTTGTAGAGGTGGTTCGCAATAACGGTCCCCGTCCAGGTCACCACCCCGCCGTCGATACTGGTTTGCACCGGCATCTGCGTAAAATGAAGCTCCTGCAATTGCAGGCCACTACCACCCAGGTTGATATTCATCCGGAACCAGTTCAGGCCACGGTTGAGATAGTTCGGGCTGCGCAACCATTGCTGGAATGCGCGCTCCTGCGCCAGCGTGAATATCCACGTAAGTGACCAGGTCACCTTCAGGTCGTCGGTTTGATTCTCGAAGATAGCCGGGCCGACCGCTGGCTGATCGGTCTGGAACCCGGTATCGAGCGTCATGTTTTTGCTGGCCTTCTGCGCCAGCGGCAGCCAGTCGGGATAGTCGATAATTGGCATCAGCCCTGCCCTCTTGGCGTGCGTTTAACGTTCATATTGCTGGTAATAGCGCTACTGATTGGCCCGCCGTTGTTCAGGTCTGCAACGATGACATCAACAGTCAAACCACCATTTGCATCGGTACCGGCCTGTGCATCAACGGACGATGACGTATAGTTCTGGATGTTGATAACTACCCCTCCACCGCCTCCGGCTGTCATCTCCTTGTTGCTGATCACCCTGCCATTGTCGCCCGGTATCATGTACTGCTTGCCGGTGCTGGCCTGGTAAATCTCCGGCATGCCGCCTTCGCCGACCTGGTACATTCCGCCCGCCGTCACCGGCCCGCCGTTTTTACGTTTACCGAGAAGGTTAGCGCCAATAACGCCAGCCACCGCGCCGAGACCAATAGCCGCCGCCGTACCCATTGATGCAATGGATGACAGGATCGCCGCCGGGGTCCATGCTGCAGCAGTCGTTGCCGCTGCTGCTGTGCTGGTTGCCGTTTGCGTAGCCACTGCTGCCGTCTGCACTGCAGTTACCGTGCCGATAGCCGCCGTTTGTGCCGCCTGGCCTATGATGGCTGACTTAACCCACTCGATTCCCATCTGGACGAATGAGTTAACCACGCTGTTCAAAACCGTCATGCCTATACTGCGCATTGCATCGCTGGCAGACATGCTGCCTGTTATGATTCCTGTCAGCGCGTTACTTGCCACAGAACCGAGAGAGTCGAAAGCCGCAGCCGCTGCTTGTGTGGCCGCGTTTTGCTGCGCCCACTCCTCCCACATGGCTGCCATTCTCTTCTGACGGTATTGGTCTTCAATTTGCGCACGAACGGCCTCAACCTCAGATATCTTTTGGGGATATAGCGCAGCGTACTGATTTAGCTGATCCATCTGAGTGCTAAATGAGCTATCCACTGCGGCAACTGGCGAGGCTACCCCCTGGATTTGTTTAAAGCCCTGACTGGCTTCTTTTCTTTTTTGAATAGAGATGGCTGCTTTTTCGTTAGCCTCTCCCAGCGCTTTAGCTTCCTCCATTTGCTGCTGAGTAGCTGAGCTTCCAAGTGATTGCTGTGCTCTTAACCCAGCCTCTTCAATTCTGCGTTTCTCGATTGACTCAGTTGTGAGGTCTGAAGCTGCTCGAAGGTTGGCAAGCTTTTGCGCTATAGACTCATCAGCTCGTTCGGCGCTCTTGGTAGCGGATGCGCTTTCCCTTGCAGCTTTGGCGCTGTCTTTTGCAGCCTGAGAGTTAGCCTCTTGTTGTTTATAAGTCTGGAGTCTGACGTTGTAGTAATCCCGGAATGCTTTAGTGCCTGCTTTTATTCCCTGGTTTTCTGCATCTCGCCACGCCTGTGCCTTTAACTTCTCATCTCCAGTTTGCTTGGTGATGAAGAGCTCCTGCTGAGCTTGTTTAAGCGCTCTGTCCTGACTGGATGTCAGGCTATCAGTCATTTCTCGAAGAGCTTTTAATCGCATCGATGCATCTGCACTTGTCGACGCAATTTCAAGCAATCTTGCCGCATACTCGCGAGCGGTTTTGGCCCCTGAAGATTGCCCGTCTCCAACACGCTGAAGGGTAACGATCAGCTCATTTAATTTCGCATCCGATGGGTTTTTTGCGATATCTGACAGCTGTTTTGCGAACTCATAAGCCTGCTGGTCAGTTAGGTCAAATTTACTGGCTAACGCGCCAACAGTTGCCATTATGGACTGCATGGTTGTCTGTCCAGCTTGTCCTGATGCCGCAGCTTGCTTCATTGCCTGGCTGAAATCATTTGTAGTAATGCTCAGCGTAGAAAGGTAATCGTTAAAGAGCTTAACACTCGCATAACCACCACCAAGCGATGATATCAATGAATCACCAAAGCCTATGAAATCCTTAGATGCCTTCTGTACTTCACTTGATACTTTCCCAAGCGCGGCTTGAAGTTCAAGTTCTGCCTGTTGGCGCATCAGAGTGGCTACTTGGATATTTACCCTGGCTAAGGCTGCATACTTATCTGAAAGTGCACCAACGCCGTTTTGTGAAAGAGTAATCACCTTATCAGTAGACTCGATGGCGTCTTTAAGGGCATCTACCGCACTCTTCCCATTACCAAGAGAAGCGACAAAGGTTCCTGCAATAACTGAGCTAATGGCGATAATAGCCCCAACGACAGCTCCACCTGGACCGAATGCGCCAGCTAGTTGCGAGCCCTGCTGAGCGAACGCCACCAGAGCAGACTGCCCACCCTGCACCTGCACAATGAAGTCCTGAACCTGGTATCCAGCCTGCTGCATGCTGGCCTTCCAGCCTTTATTACTGCCCATCGAGGTATCAGCAGCGCCTTTCATGTCGAAGAGTCGACTGGTTAACTCGCCGATCTTCTGCTTTTCTTCGTCTGTCGCTTTCGACCCGGCGCGGAGCTGGGCGGCAAGAATAGCAGCACTACGCGCACCATTTTCCTGAGCTTCATCCAGCACAGCTAACTGGTTACCCAGCGCCTCGATGATTGATTCCGCGCGATTAAACTCGCTGTTAGCGCCGCCGGTGCCGCTACGGGCCTCTTCCATAGCGCGGGCAATGCTGCTCACGTTGGTATTAAGCTTGCGAAGCTGGTTGTCCATGGAATTGGCATAACCGGCCAGTTCAGTAAACGCGGATCCAGTTTGAGACGTACTCTGGTCGAGGTTATCCATTCCCTTGCCGGACTGCTGGGCTGCAGCATCCAGTTTATCCAGAGCATCAATGGCCTGTTTCCCGCCCTGCAGCAGCGGCTCAACGTCGGCGCTGATTTCATAAACGATGCTACCGGCGCTCTTCTCACCTGCCATGTCATTCTCCGGTTATTGCTTTGCTTTTGCCCTGCGTGCGGCCTGTTTAGCCAGGTACTCATCGGCGATGCTGTCGTACTCTTCGCGTGTGAAGCCTTTCTGATCCGGGTATTTCGCCGCCAGCAGCATTTGAAATTCGGTCATCGTTAACTGAGAGGCTTCTGCACGGTTTATGCCGAAGTGGCTACGTGCTGCGCTGATGTAGTCGAAGGCTTTGAACTCAGTAGTTCGCTCGCCTGTTTCGTGGCGCTGCAGCTGGCGAACCTTTGCCTTTCCGACGATACCGTGCTGCATCAGGTGTTGTGCCAGCACAATGATATCGTTCTTTGGCATCTGGCCCGGGCGGTAGACGACGCAGTGCCGCCACCCTTTCCACTCGCCGATCATTGGCGTCAGGTCGTCATCGCAGCATGCCTGCAGCACCAGCATGCACGTTGATAACAGCTTCTCAGCGGCGCGATTGAAGGATGGGTGTAGCCAGGTAGGGAAGCGCCCCAACGTGCCAGCGCACACCTCAATCAACTGAGCGACATCATTGCCGTGGATGGTGGCGTACGCCTGCACAATCTCTTCGGGAGTGCCGATCCTGGTCATGGCCTCAAATGACGGCCGCAACAGGTAATCTTTCCCGCCTTCGCGGCTGTCGCTGATAGAGATTTCACCAATATCGGTTAAAGCGGTCATAGGCCTTCCAGTAAACGGTCATTATCAAGGGCAGCACGCCGCCCTTTGGAATGTCCGTTAGGTAACGGTAACCGTATGCACGGCCACAAAGTTGCCGTCTTCGGTATTAATGATGATCTGCGCGCTGCCGGTGGCAACACGCGTCACGGTAACGGTGTTGCCGGAGGCGGTGGCCGTTGCTTTGGTCGCGTCTGTAGTCGCTACAGTGAAGTCTTTGTTTGTAGCGCCGGTTGGTGCGATGTTCACCGTGAAAGTGCTGGTGCCACCTGCGGTGCCGGTGCTGGTAGCCGGAGTTACCGTTACGCCAGTCACCGCTACAGCAGTCAGCTCGTTCACTTCGATGGTGGTTGCATCACCGACTTTGAACTCGGTAGAGAACGTGACGATGTCGTTGGTACCACCGTCAGAGCTCAGCGCGGTGATGTTCATGTAGCCGACGAATTCGACCGGGCCGTAATCCATGCGCACCCAGATCCCAGGCTGGCGCTTGGCCTTCAGCTCGTCAGCAAAATACTTGATGAACTTGCCAACGCCGTACTGATCCAGTTTGTCCTTCTTGCGCACTTCGCCTTCAAAGCTCAGGGTGAAATCACTGTTGGTGATGATGGTCTCGACATAGCCGCCGCCGTCATCCGCATCAGAGGTAACCGAGTTCGGGTTGAAGTCGAAGCCTTTCGACGTACCAGCGGCCAGCGCCATCCACTCCCCTTCGAGTGGCTTGACGTCCGGGCAGCCATCGGCGACTTCCAGCACGACCGCACCGCCGAAAAGGCGCTCGTTCGAGTTCGGGCAGTTACCCATGTGAAACTCCTCTTTGACGTATAAAAGAAAACCCGCCGAAGCGGGTTATTTGGTTGGGAATGGCTATTCGCCGTAAGTGCAGGCGAACTGGAGTCGGAAGACTATTCGCCCTTCTTCTGTGAGCACCGGCGCGGGAATTGCGCCCATGTTCTGGATGTAGCCGACACACTCGTCAGCCATGGGGTTGGCCTGGACGTAATCGACGATGCGCTGCACGGCATTGAGCGCGTCTTTGCGCTTATCTTTCGCGCCGACGATGTCAACCAGGACGTGATACTCAGAACCAAGATTGGTGCGGATATTCGACCCGCCGTTTGGCCTGAACACCATGATCGCCTTCGACAGGTCTCCCGGGTCGTCGTACATCAGCTGCTGCACCGTGAAACCGGTAGTTAGCCCGGCGTCGCCGAACATGTTGCGCACCCGCTCGTGCATCATGGGTGTCATAGCGAAAGCTCCTTGCGCATCACCGCATCAACGTTATCGCGCTCGTCATTTGCGCCTTTGGTCAGGAATTGCGGCTCACCATGCGGATCCCAGTAGTTGCCCTTTCCTGTCCCGCCACCGAACTCTTTCGGTTTCTGCGGACCGAACTCAGATCGGTTACTGGTCACGCCGAAGTGCGCGCGCGGCTGGCCTTTCAGCTTTCCTGACGCTTCGTGCACGTACGCGGCATAGTTGGCTGAGTAACCGATGCGCCCGGTGATGAGAACCCCGCCAGCGTCGATTTCGCGGAACTGGCTATTAATCAGAGTTGAGGTGTCGATCGGGGTGTAATATGCCGCCCGGGTGCCGATAAGCATCATCGCCGACTGCAACGCGCGGATTACCTTGCGCCCCTTAACGTCGTTAATGACATCGTTCAGGTGCTTTTTCGCCTGGCTGACGCCCCTCACTTTGATGCCCATGGCTTTCTCCAGGCAATAAAAAAGGCCGCCTCGGCGACCCTCTTGGTTTGACTATTACCGCCCATGATTCTCATGGTACCCCAAGTCATGCTCGGCTTTTTTCCTGACACTTATCGCCTCTTCAAGGCTATGGAAAGAACCAAGGCATTTGTATTTTCCGGAAACGCCAATTCTCACCCTCCATTTCCTGTCAGCCTTTGACCAGGTAACTCCCATTACACCACTCTTATTTCTGAAGTGGCGCTTTTTGTTTCTGGAGTTTTCTTCGTCACTCACCTGTCGAAGGTTATCGATACGGTTGTCATCTTTTATACCGTTGATGTGGTCAATGGCATTTTCCAGAAGGGCACCGTTATGTAGCATCCAGGCAATTCGGTGAGCTTTGACAGGGCCGCCAAGTATCGTTATTTGCCGATATCCGCTGACAGTAATTGAACCAGCTATTTGCCCTGGGTATTTATTGTTCCAGACCCTATGGTCTCGCAGGGTTTTAAAGTGATGCTCAGGGCGTTCCTTCCATCTAATCTCGCCTGTATCAGCGTTATAGGAGAAGCATTCGCGAAAGAACTCAAGGGACGGCTCTTTATTCAAAGAAATTTTCATTGATAACCTCACAGTAGGTTTCACAGATGAAGGTGCACGGCAACAGAGTCTGTGTTCTCTGCTTTCGACTGGCCTGTCTAGCCGCGCGCCTCGATTATATCAAATGCCGGTGATTAATGCCCAATCATCAACAAGCCTTTCTAGCGTGTCGCCCCACCTTGTAACGGCTCTAATCTCATCAGCTCCAGCGACAATAGGGTCGACCGCAGTGCTTTCTCCGATAAGGATGTAATCACCTTCATTTGCTGAGGCGTACTCAGTGAAAAAGGTATTTTTAACCACAACCTCTTTCCCAAGAGAACCTATTTTCGCGCTTAAACCAGCGATGTAATCGCACATGATTATTTCCGGTGCGGCATACCCATTAATTGGATCGCCGTATTCGTCATTGCCTTCCAGTTTGCGCCAGATGGTCGCCGTGGCTGTGTATGACCAGTTCGCAACGCTAGACATCTCTCCCCCTCAAAGCTCAGGTAGCGGCACCGTCATACCGGCCATGCTATGCGTACAGTCATTCAGATATTGAATCTGCCCATCCGTCACAAATGAATGGCAGGTAAACGGCTTGTCTTTCGTGGCGTCGCCAAACTCCTCCGGGTCATCGCTGGGCGTGAAGCCAGTAACCAAAACGCTTGGAGTCAACGTCGGTTTATCAACGCTTCCATTCCATCCCCATCGCGGGCCATTGCCAATGCCAACATGCACCACATGCCGACTACCGCACCCGGGGCACATGAACGATAAACGGTTATCGCTCGCCTTCTTCACTCGCTCTGTCATTCTTTCCACCTCAGCACCTTCGCGCCAGTCGCCCGGATGCGCGGGCAGTTAATGAACCACTCGCCATCCGATTTAACGTAGCCGGTAGTCTCCCGCCCGGTGTCGGTCATCACCCAGACGCGGGTGAACGAGCGAGGCAGGCCGTGCTTAACTGATTTGTACGTCATCAGCAGCCCCCGACCACCATGAACAGGCCGACGCTGTTACCGGCGCTGATAGGCAACTCACTGGTGCAGCCGCTGGTATCAAGCCGGGCAAGCGAGTCGCGCAACCAGGTGATGCTGTCGTCGCCATATTCAAACGAACGGGACGCGCCAGACGGCGCACCCTGCGATTTGATGCGACGCGCACCGGAGGACGTAGCCATGAGCGCGGCGGCGTACATCAGAATCAGCTTCGCGGTGCAGTCGTCATAACCAGCACCATCGAGGCACGGGATAATCTTGTTCACTACGCAGAGGATCGGATCCAGCAGCGCGCCCGGGATGGAGAAACCCAATTCACCGAGGAACGCCTGCACGTCTGCCGCTGTGATTGGGTCAGCCATGGTTATTTCGCCTTCTTGGTTGCTTCCGCCAGGGCGGCTTCTGCCTCTTCAGCGCGTTTCGTCACTGCCGCCAACTGCTCTTCGAACGTGGCTTTATCAGCTGCAGCCTGGTCAGTGAGCTTAGCCACCTGCTCTAGCGATTCATCACGCTCCTTCGTCACTGCCGCCAACTGCTCAAGCAAATCGCTTGGCTGTGATGCTGCCGATACGGACTCGCCGAAGAGCTTTTCACCCTTCTTCTTGTCGGTATCTTTCGCTTTACCGGTCGCTTTCCAGCGCGCCGCTGTTGCGTCGTCCACTTCAACAACTGCACCAACCTTAAGTTTGCGGAGGTTGGCACCAGCGAACACGTTACCTGATGTGATTTCTACCAGTGCCATTCAGTTTCTCCTTAGCTGCTCGCGAAGAGCACACCGTGTTTCAGATTGATGTCCTGCTTAACCATCAGGCCCATTGCGCCCCAGGTACGCCAGATGTAGTCGCTGTTATAGAACTGACGAGGGTCAGCAACAGTACCTACGGCCTGGCCGGTGATCGGAGCGATAACGCCTGCTGTCAGCGGCACCACCAGAATCTGGTTTCCGGTGAGTTCTGCATCTTCTTTCACCGCAGCAATGCCAGACAGTTTCAGGATTTCCTGCAGGATGGTGCCAGACTGGTAATTGTCGCTGTAATAGCGCTCCCAGTTGGACATGATCTCGCTGGAAACATACCAGGTCTGTGGTGCGTACTGGTTGTTACCGATTTTCAGCGTATCGCGCAGTGCGATCGCACCATTTCGGTTCTGTTCTGCGGTTGTAGTGCGGCTGGAGAAGTCAATATTCAGACCAGATGCGCCTAAATCAACCTGACCGACGCGCTCATCGTTCTTCAGGCCTTTCCAGGTTTTGCCGTCGAAAGTTACAAAGTTGCCTTCCGAGTCGCGGAAACCATTGAACATGTAATCCACGATTTTACGGCGCACATCATCAACAGAGCCGCGCTGAGCGTCAGACAGGGAGGCCAGTGCAGAACCCTTGTTAAAGATCGGGTCACGCCAGTGGAATTTGAAACCTGAATCGTGCACCGGCACCATCGTGCCGTCGAAGGTGTATGCACGAGCATCCAGCGCTGCACCAATCTGGCCAGACATGGAGGTGTGCGCCCAGCCACGGCCGCCAGTACGCGCATATTCATACACGGACTCTTCCAGTCGCACAGAGCGAGACAGCGGCATCAGGTCGTTAAACAGGGTGAACTCAGTGTTCGGTTCGAACTGCGCCAACACAGTCTGATCATAAGCGCGGTACATGCGGCGGATGTCGTCGACGGCGTTGACTGCGTCCAGGTGACCATTCTCACCAAAACGAGCTCGGGCAATGAAGTCAGCCACGGCCTGGGCGCTCATGTTGCGCGCCATCTCCAGTTCACGGAACTGTGCCTGGTTCACTTCGAGGTTACCGGTGCGTTCACCGATAGAGCGAGAAAATACAAGCATTCAGGTGCTCCTTACTTGATAACGACGCGCAGCAGATCGCCTGCAGCAACGGTGTACGCCGTGTCTTCTTCGACATATGCGCGGATGGACTCGCCTGTGGCATGGGCTTTAACCTGGCCGTTTGCGATGGATAATGGCTGCCCCTTTTTGTAGGTGCCTGCCGCCGCGCGCACGTTAAGGAACATGCCCGGCATCGGATGGATGCCTACCACCAACTCATTCACAGGGATTGAGTCGTCAACCGTCTGGCAGCGCAGATAGTCAAAGTCAGCGACATAGAGGATCGCCTCTTCGTTGCCATCAACCGAGGCCGTGAACTTGGCGGCAGAGAAAAAGCCAACAGTACCTGGCTTAGTGGCGGCCGCCGCGGCACCTTCACGGTTGAGCAGCGGATTAGGGAATACGCCACCGGCGTGAATTACGTGTTTTCCGTCTTTAGCCATTTTTTACTCCGGCATTTCGCTGACTGATTGGGTGTTGGTAGCCTGGCGGAATGCACCGTTCAGGCCGAATGAGGTCTGGCACTTGGCGTACATAGCGTCGAGGGCCTTACCGTCCAGATCTGCGACTTCTTCATCGCTCATGTTCATCGCCAGCTTCACAGCTGCGCGCTTTTCGCCTTTCTCTTTGTCGGCGTTCGCGTTCAGGCTGTTGAAAACGACGTCCACGCGATCGGCGAGTGTTTTCGCCCACGCTGGCATCTCTTCGTTATTGGTGGCCTGCTCTTTTTTCTTGGGCTTACCGGTTTCCGGGTCGATTTCTTCATCGCCTTTTTTCTTGGCGGTGGCTTCTTCGGCCTTCATCTGGTTGTATGCGTCCATCAGCTCGGCGTCGGACTTGCCTTCAGTCGGCTTACCAGCGGCTTGCAGCGCATTGATAATCAGTTCTTTCATCGGATCGTTCTCTCCGTTGGTTTTAATCTCGTACTCAGTGGGTTTGCGCACGACTTCTACAGGTTCGCCGACGAACACGGCCTTGCCGTCGTCATCGATGAGGTACTTCTGCTTCAGGTATTTGGTGTCATTGCGGTAGATGAAGCTGTCCGGCCACACCGTTTCAGGCCAAAGCCACTTATCTTCGGTGTCACCCTCGCGCAGCTTGTCGCTGATAGCGCGGGAGATGTCGTCGAAAGAGAAGTTGGAGGCATTGGTGAAGAAAAATTTGGTCTTGTTGAGCAACCCGTCGCGGGTACAGTCGATTCCGTCAGCCAGGCGGGCAACTTCAATCTGTTGCTCATCGCCTTCTGAGTTAACAAAGATGCCCACACCCTCCTCCGGAGTCCCGGCACCGGGCTCATCAAGCAGCACCGCCACATGGTCAAACATCATGTTGGTGGCGATCTCGTTGTACTTCTTGCCCTTTGATTCGCCGTTGGCAGCGATGCCGGAATACAAAAGGCCGGTGGAGATATGGATCGGTTCGGAGTTGGTGCCGGCCAGCATCTCGTCCAGACGGTTAATCAGGCGCTTGCCCTTCTCGCTCGACTCGGCGTACTGGCGGTTAACGTACATATCCCCCGTCACTTTGCCGTCTTTATGGCTGACGTTCTGTAACCAGGCCCCGACGTGGTACTCATTCACCGCCCGGACATCGCGCGCCGACACATGCTTGCCGTCCACTTTAGGGTGGCCCAGCGGCATCGGGTTACGCTCAAGCGTGTTGTAGGCCTTTTCGATTTCTGCTGCCGGGTACAACTTCCGGTTCATAACGATATCGTCCACGACAGGCGTGATGCCGCGAACCACGATATGTGGCTTGCCGTCGATGGTTTCGGTAGTGATGTTTGAAGCGGAGTTGACGACGGTCAGCACGTTAACGCGGTTGCGTTTCATGCTGGATCCTCATTGGTGTAATTTCGGTGTTACTCTTCGGCGATATTCGGCGCTTTTCCTGTCTGCGTCCCAATCGGCGAGCATCCTGTCATGGACTATCAGACCCTGAGCAAATGCCTTTAGCCTTTCTCTTGGGCGGCATATGGTTTCCGCGAATGAGTAGTGGATGTTCAATATCTCTACTGCATTGGCGGCATCACATGGATAAATCACGCAGCCTCCTTAGTGGTCCACTGTTTCCGCTCTTTCGCCAGCTTATCCGCCAGCCCTTCGTTGAAGATGCTGCCTTCGTCGTTGAGCAGCACTGGAATCTGGCTGCAGTAGCAGTTATACCGGTTGCCGTTCTCGGCGTAGAAGTCTCGCACCTCTTCGGTGGTGTAGACCTTGCCGTGGCGGCTGGCATGCCAGGTGCGCGTCGTTGGCTTTAGCGCTGACAGCCACAGCAGGCCGGTATTCAGCCCCAGCCTGTCGGCAGCCCAATCCGTTTCGTTCCATTGCGCCTGTCGCAGCGCGCCGACCTGCTCAGTCTGAGCTATGGTCTTGGCCTTCGACATGCTGACATCGAGGCGCTTGCTGATAACGCTGGCCGTCTCGCGAGGATTCACGCCGCGCGCTACCGCATCGGTGATGATGTTGGTCAAATCGCCGCGGGCTGTATCGCTGATGACCTTCCAGTCGCTGAACGTTGTCAGCCTGGCCGCCGCCACCTGATTAAGGTGACCGGGGCTGCTTAAAAGCTGCTGTAACGTCGTCTGGCTGGCGTACACCTGCGACTGCTGCGAGAGGTTGTTGAATGCCTCCAGCGTGCCACGCTGTGCTTCTGCGACGACGTAATCCATCGCCCAGAGGTTTTGCTCTCCGCCATCCAGCAGGTAATCGTCGAGAATGCCCTGCACCGCCTCAAGTAGGTCTGCCAGTTCCTGCGCTGACATGTCGTAGATGAACTTGCCGGCGTTGACCTGGTAGAGCCGCATGTCAGCGCCGTGGTCGTGGCACAGGAAGCGCCAGTTATGGCTGTTTACCTCTCGCTCTCTCCCGGTCAGGCGCTGATCAAACAAGGCTTTCAGCGCGCGCTTGATGCCGAGATACCGCTCTTCGATATCCCGGTACATCGCTGTTACCTGCTTTGCCGATCGGGTCGGGTCAACCTTGCTGCGCGGAACTATCGGCAGCCCCACCTTTGCCGTCTGTTCTGGTGTCATCGGCCAGTGGATCATCGGTAGTCACCTTCTCATCCGGTTTCGGTGGTTCTTTCGGCTCCGGCAGCGGGTCAAGCCCAACAACTTCGCGCAGTTCATTGGCTGTAATAGGCGGCTCACCGCCATAGAAGCCAGTGGTTTTCTGCACAATGTCGGCCAGTTTAGAAGCGTTCTCGATCTTCTCTTTCTCGCCTGGAGCCAGCAGGTCGCTCCAGGAGATGGTGACCTCTCCTTTAGTCGGAGGATCAATGATTCCCAGCGTCCAGAAACGCTCCAGCAGAGCGGTGATGCGGTCTGTCAGGAAGCCATTGCGGCGCGTGTTGCGGCGGATAGCCCAGTCTGTTTTGTCCTCGTCGCTCGCCAGTCTCCCGGTCTGCTGACCGAACAGGATGGTGAACGGGATCTGTACGGAGGCGGCCAGTTCGTTAGCGGTAACTTCCCACGTCGGGCCAGGATCGCCAGGAGTAACGCTCAGAACGCGCATCTGACCCGCCTGCATTACGGCGGCCGCATCAGTACCACGGTTCAGCTTGTTGACCTTATCACCCATCGCCTCGCCAAGATCAGCATATCCAGCCTTTTTGGCTTGACCATCCAGCGTGTTCATGTCGGTTTCTTTGCTGAACTCGACGGCAATCTGACGGCTGGCGTTCTTAAGGAAGCCTTCAGCGCCACCGCCGGAAATCTTCTCTATATCGAGGCCTTTGTTGAAACCAGCCTCCAGCAGCGGGATGCCAGACAGAACGTTGTCGTCTTCAGATCCTTCGCAGAACAGGATAACGCGGCTCGGGTGTACCGGTTCTCCGCGCATCGGACCGACAAAAGGCTCATCACCAACCGGCTGCTCGTTGAAGTTGAACATCTTCGGCTGCCCGAAAGTTTCTGACTGACGGTCGTTATCCCATTCGGCGACAGTTAACTGCGGCTCCCATACCGGGATAAGTTTTACCAGCGCTGACTCGCCGAGTCGTTTTACTAAAGCCGTGTCGACTTCCTGATCCCAGTTCCGATTGTCTTTCACCTGAAGAAGTAGCGCTGAATAACGCCCTACCATATTGCGGCGATCGGCATCCTTCACCTTCGGCCACAACTTCTTCATGAACTTGGTGACTTTCTTTTCCCAGGCGTTTGTATTCTCCGCCTCCTGCGCTTCATCACCGTCAACTATGACCGGATAGTCCTGCCAGCAACCTTCCAGCAGGCGATGCACGACAGCGAAGCCAGCGGCGTTGCGGCGGTACATGTTATAGAAGTCGTTGAAGGTGATCGTGCGCGGGTAGCCAAATTCCTGGTAAAGCGTCGGTCGCTTCGTGTTGCCGCCACCGATGCCGATGGCATTCAGGTAATTCGCTCGCCTCATTTCAGTGGCGAGGTTGTTCACAGCCATCTGCAGGCCGTTATCTTGTTCGCTCACTGGCGATGCTCCTTAGAAGAATACTGTGCCGACCTGTTTGCGGTTATTCTTCGCTACTGCGAAATAACGGAAGCTGTCAGCACCATGTGAGGTGGCGTCATGGAGAGGTTTGTCTTTCCAGCAGCCGCGCTTGTCGTCCCACTCCTTCCGGTAGCCCTCAAGGTGAGAGATGCCTTCTGTGCATTTCTCCTCATCGAATACGCATTTCGGGAGGATTTCACGTGCCGACTCAATGCCGGTATCAATGCCGGCTTTCGGCACAACGCGGAAGTTTATCGAATACATCTGGCCGTCAATCTCGTAACCCTCGCGCGCCAGCTCTTTGCGTGACTTCGCATCAGCAGCAAACTCACGGTTTTCGATGTCGTGCGGCCCCCAGTGCTCGCCGTACTCATAACCCCTATCCTTCAGCACCTTCATGTAGTGCCTCAGCCCCTCTCCGGAGTTTTCGTAGTAGTCGATGATGTGGAATTCTTCGCCGACCTCGCGAACGAACCAGATCGCCGTGGAGTCCCCCACGCCGATATCCCAGAACGTGTGCACCGGGAGGTGTGAGTTATCCGGGATTTGGCCGATCCGCTTATTGGTGTAGAGCCAGCGGAATTGCTTGGCGTAGTACGCGCCCTCGACTGACTGCTGGAATGCCTCGGCCGGAATGGTCGGGTATTCGCGCTTCATGTCGTCGCCGAGCGTTTTCTCTTTGGCGTAGTACCAGGCTTTCTGGCGTTCGTTGACGACTACACCGTGCTTCGCTTCCATCTCAGCGAAGTATTCAATCAGGCGCACCGGCAGTGCTTCGACAGGGTCGATTGCGTACTGCGGATTCTTCCACCAGGAGAAGAAGAAGAACTTCCAGTCCAGCGCGGATAAGGGCTTTCCCTGCAGCAACGCTTTCTCTGCCGTCTGGCAGTAATCGAAGAAGTAACCCGCCCGGCCCTCTGCTGTGCTCTCGATAGTAGCGAAGCATCCGGTCGATACCGCCTCAAACGCACCAGTGACGATCTCACGGGCTTTGTCAGGATACTTGGCGCATATCTTTCCAAACTCGGAAACGTGAAGGTAGCGCAGCGTACCACCACGAAACGACGTACTGACGTATAGCGAGCCGCCCTTCTTGAAGACCAGCTCACCAGACGAGTCATTGCTCGCCGGGTTGGCCGCCTTTATCTCTGCTGGCAGCTTGTCGTATGCGTACTTCACCTTTTCGCGGAACAGGCGCTTTGCGTCATTCAGCGTATGGGCGATCAGCGCGCATTTAGCCGACTCGAACAGGGCTGCGTCGAGCTGGATGATGCACACCTCAGTTGTGAAACCGAGCTGACGAGCTTTCAGGATGATGTTACGGGTGTGGATCCCCTCGAAGTATTCCCGCTGCTCAGGTGTCATCCTGAACCGCGTAGGTTTTCCCTCTTTGTCGGTGATCCAGTAAAGATTGTTAAGCCGCCAGTCTTTGTCGGCCAGCAGCTTGATGTGCTCAGGTTTCATTACGCCCCCTGAGACAATGAATCCATCAGGTTAGACAGGTCATCAACCGTCTTATTGCCTTCTTCGGTGTCAAGGTTATACGCCTTGCGCTCAGCGTTTATCACTTTGATTTGAGCATCAACACCGGCAGTGATCGAGCGAGACATTGAGGCGTGATTCTCTTCCGTGATATCTGCGTCCTCGAGGAAGTCGCGGAGCTTATTTGTGATGCCGCGCCATGCCGCCAGACTTTCTCGATGAGCCATGACTACAGCGGCCGCCTCATCGGAGGCCTGGTCAATAATCTGCTCATCAGTAACCACTGGTGACTGGTTACTGTCTTTGGTTACCGACTTGGTTACCTTGGCCTTGGTTGCCGCCCTGACCTTTTCTGTCAGGTCGCGCTGCCATCCTTCTTTGTTCGCTCTCTTCAGGATGGTGGCGTGGTTAACGCCATGCTTTTCACCTATGGCCCTTACTGACAATGAACCAGCCCGGTAAGCCGATTCAATGGCCTCCCAATCTGGTTTGCTCATTGGTTACTCCGTTATCTCTTTACAGGCTCGTACTTCAACTTCTGGCTAATGCCATACTTAACGATGAAGTTACCCACCTTTTGGTAATCAGGCTCGCACCGCATCATCAAGCAGAGCAGTGTCATCGTCTTGATGTAGACGGGAACCCACCACCTGCTTTTGATTTCAACTGACAGTCTGCACATCGCCATTGGTTTCTTCCTCGGTAGTAACTGGCGTGAACTCCACGCGCTTTACATCAGCAGGAGCGAAATACAGCCATTGTCCCGTTTCGGTCGCCAGCGGCACAAAGCCGTTAACCAACTCAGGCTGACGTCGTGACATCTTGCCCGTGAAGGTTTCGCCTGTTTGGGTGGTTAGCGTGATTTGGTAGATGTCGGACATTGAGAGCCTCTTTATCCGTTTGTTGGGGTATTGCCATTACGATGAGCCTACCCATGGTGATGGCAATAAAAAACCGCCATCAGGCGGTTAAATTTTGAGATTTAAAATTTTGGTGCTAAGCCATACTTCGGCGTCTTTATGTTAGCAGCCCAGACTTTGATATCATTCTGAAGCAACAAAGTGAAATCTGACTTGAGGTGGTTAACCATCTCATTGACCTTTTCGGCATCATTAACTGCAAAGTGCTCAATCCTGTTTGCCCCGACCGATACACACCTGTAAGTTGCAGGAACATCCTTCCCGTTCACATTAAGCAACTCCTTCTTATCTCCACAACTGCCATCGGACATATAGGACACCAGCATATTTGCTGCTCCCCTCCCGGGTTGAGAGATGCTTATCATGACAGGCAATCCCTCTGAGGTCTGCGTAATGTCGTAAAGCACTGCATCTTTCTGATACCAGGTATTGTATTCCCTTTCCTGAAAGGCTGAGTATGAGGGTGACGATATCGCCACCAGAAAAGCGATTGTAATAGATTGAATTTTCATCGGTTGTTATCGTTGTGTTTAGTTGAATTTATTATTCATATTTTGCTAAAAACAACAACAATCTAAGATTAATCCTACTATTTTTAGCGGTGCTAAAGTATCTTTTACCCAAAGTGAAGTACTCATTTATCTCAAACCATTACAGCATTATAAATGCCGATAATTTGCATTAAGTACAAATTTACCCCATGGAAAAGAAAACAATCTGCAATAACTTCTCAATAAATTATCAGTACTCAAGAAAATCGCCCTTATCCTTAGTGAGCGTTTTTGAATGGACAACTGGTCTTTACGTTTCTTCCTTGATGTCTAATGACAAAGAATCGCTTATTAAGCAATTAGTGGAGTACGCCCAACTCAACGGGCAGGAAGAAATCCAATTGCGTAAGATGATCATATGATTGATTAAACTGCTTATGTTTATAACCATTATCAAGCCCACCTGTAGATGAGCTTTGGAATGGAAAGCCGTTGTGAAAGTGGCTCTCAAAACCACAGATTTGTGGTTATGCGGCCAGGCGGTGCTGTTCATCGATAAGCGGCTGTCGGTGATTGCGCTCGAACATACCGCGCAGCACCTCTTTCCTTTGCTCGAAGTCCCACCCCATGCTGATAAATACCGTGTTGGCGCGCTGTAGCTCGGTGATGCAGTGGATTTGCTCTGGCGTGAGATAGTCACGGATTGGCTCTTTCTTTCCGATCTCGTGATGCACGCGGAACTTAGCCGACGTCATGCCCAGAGCCAGCCTGTTAATCAGCTCGGCCTCATTGGAGAAGTGATGCGGTGCGATCTGTTTACCCTGAGCCTCTCGCTCATGCTTGATGGCGTCGGTCATAGGCTTGTACTCCAGGCGCGCGGAGTTGCGGTCCATCTTCTTCTTAGCCAGCGCGCTGCGCATCGTGAAGAATTCAGCCACCAGGCGCTTCTTGAAAGCCCGGACAACTTCGTTGTTTCGCATGTATGTGATCAGCAGCGTGGTTTGCTGCTCGTTTAACAGTGCCACCCTTTGTTTTTGCTTGCCGCCCTTTGTGTCCAGGGTGCGGATTTCAAATCCGACCCCTCCAAACTCTTCAAGGTCACTTTTGTTACGGTCAACCAGCTTGATGATGGTGTCATGGCCTCGCCCAATACCTTCGGCGATGGCGGCAGTATTGGTTACCAGGTCGAGTTTCTTGATTTCAACTAATTGCATGGCGTCTTTACCTTTTAGAAAGTGAGCCTGTCTCACAGAAAAGCCGCCCGAGAGAGGTCGCCACCTATAACGGCTGTTCTCAGGCTCGCTTACTGAAAGGCTCTCGTTGTGAAGTGCGCGTGAGATGCGCGGGCATAAAAAAGCCCCGCGGATGCGAGGCTGTTATTTGAGGCACTGTTCTTTGATGTAGTCCTGCAGATATCCGACCTGCTTCGTCACTGTGACGATTCGTTCTCTGAGGGTGAAATAATCCCGTTCAGCGGAGTCATTAAGTCGGGGGCTGGAAGCATCGCCCAGGCTGCCGGTGCCGGTCGCTCCGTTCGCGGGACATCTGGCGTTGACGTGCAGCCCACACTTGCCATCGCGAACACAACGCTGCAGATCATCAAGCTGCTTTTTAGCATCAGCTAAATCCTTCGTGTATTTGGCATCCAGCGCAGCGACATCGCGCTGGCGCACCTGCATATCTTTGATGGTGGCGTTAGCCAGGTTGAGATTCTCGGTGGCCTTATCGCGCTGGTCTTTGAAGGTGATGGCGTTGTCGCGATAGTGATTCACGAAGATCGCCAGCACGCCGATTAACGCTGCCACCATCAGCTGCAACCAGTAACGTTTAACCAGCGCGCCAATCACGACAGGAACAGAGCGCGCTCCGCCTCACGCCGACGGGTCAGGCCCTTCAGGACTTTGCCACCAGCTTTATTCCAGCGCAGGAACTCATCGGCAGCGCCAGCGTAATCACCGGAGTTGAGTTTTCGCAGAAGAGTCGATGTCGACAATGACCGGGCGCCGAGGTTATACGTGAACGATACCAGAGCGTCGAATTGCCCCTGAGTAAGCTTGACTTTAACCAGGCGGGACACATCGTTTTCATAGCTGATCAGCCCGGTCTTCAGCAGACGTTCTGCTGTTTCCTGCTTAATAGTCATCCCGGCGCGGATTGGTTTCCCGTCGACAGGGTGAGTCCAGCCATAGCCGATCGTCCAGACGCCGACGCTATCCTGGTAGGCGGTGAGCTTGCATCCTTCGAACTGCTTGATCAGGGCAATGCCTTTTTCACTGGTTTGCATCACCGCCTCCAAAGCGAGAATTAAACACCCGGGAAGCCATAACTTTAACCTGCTCTACACCAACAAACCCGAGCGCGCCACCGATGGCAATCGACAGGGACTGTGGGAGGTTGAAGTAATCAAGAGCCGACACAGCAGTAAGGGTTAGAGCTCCGCAGATTGCTCCTTCAAGAATCATTTTCTTCCAGCCGCCACCGCCGTAAGCGATTCTCAATGCGGCCATGGCAACCGATAGCAATACGGCACCCATCGGCGTTTCGCCACGCCACCAACTGTGGAGTAGTTCGATAAACTCCGTCCAGGAGTGGGGATCGTTATGCATTTTCATAGTCTCTAACCTCCGGCTTAAAAGCGGGGGCTGTGTGTTTGAAAGGGGTCAGGCCCTCGGGACGATTTAACAAGAAGGCATGTCGAGGATGGTTCCCGGAGCCTGGAATAAAAAACCTGGCGACAAGCCAGGAAGATGAGGGTAAGGCAATGTTGGCTCTCTGGCCGAAGGGTCCCAGGTAGTGGGTTCGGTGTGCGGCGTACCGCAAATAAAAAAGCCCAAGGCGTTAACCTCGGGCTTGAATTCTTAAGTTCGTGTCGAAGTGACCACTCTTACCATGATATTCAGGATTTTACGTACGTAAAGTATTTAGTTGATTACGAACTCTGCTTTAGAACCACGAAAGGAGATGGTTTTACTCCCCGCCCGGCGGCAAGCGTCAGCTATAGCCTTCATTCCATACTCAACATTAGCCAGATGGCTTCGCATCGCTACGATTTCAGCCTTGGGTGCAGATACATCAAATCCCGCCGCCTCAAGAATATTAATCAAGCGAATAGCTGATGATGTTGAATTATCACCACATAACATCGGCATAGTAACATCAAGGGCAGGAGCGCACTTTGAATTGCCGAACGACAGATTACCGCTGCGTACCACTGGATTATTGTCGATCCACCACTGGAGGGGCAGGTTAACGTCAAGATTCGGTGCAGGAAGCGACTCCTGCTTTCCGATGAACTCCCCTTCCAACGGCACTCGAGCCGCAATAGAAAGCGCCTCAGTAAACTGGTCTTCGCTGATTTCCTTGTAGCTGCAACCAAAATGGGATTTAAGTGACGACCACATTGTGATCATCGCTTTGGCCTGGCATTCTTTCGGCAACGCTTTACCGCGAGTCATTACCAGTTGCTTAATGGCTTCCTGCTGCTCGGAGGTGATTTTTCCGGGTAGTGATTTTTTAGCCTTGCGCGGGTTCTTAACCTCGCCTTTCGTCCAGTACTCGTAAAGCACATCGTCGCACTCTTCCTGATAGCGAATGACGTTATCGCGGATTTCCGGGCGGACCTTGTTCGGACTAATACTGTTCAGCCAAGCAGCTAGCTTGCGTAACGCCAGGCAAATCATAGATTGCATCCCGCCAGCCGAAGGTATGGTGATTTCGACCATACCTTTTGCAAAGCGTTGAGAAATCTTCTTATGTTGCGATTTCCAGTCCAACCCCATACCCTCCACAATTGGCTTCATCGGGGTATAAGCCTCACCGTTGTGCTCAACAACGAAAAGAGAATTACCATAGAAAGGCACGTTGATTGTGCGATCTGCAATTGCTAAACTTGTCATGTCAATATTTCCCAATCAGATTTGTTGATATCGAAGCCTCAATGGTTGCAGCCATTGGGGCTTCGCTGTTTTTACAGCGCATGTTGCATTTTCTCTCTGTACTTTAGCCACCAAACCAATCCTTGGACCAAGGCTGCATTTTCTGAAAGCCCCTCCTCATCGGCTATGCGTTTAAACTCCTCTTTCAACTTCTGCGGATAACGCAGGGTCGTCTTTACTTCACTCTTTTCCACTCTTATCTCCTTAGGGGCCATAATGCCACCACAAGGCCATAATGCCACCATTGAAATGATATGGCAATATGGCACCATTGTTTTTTTGAGGGATTTGCAATGGCCGAAAAACAAGTAAAAGATTACGACAAGTTCAACCTACGCTTCCCGGATGGGATGCGTGACGCTATAGCTGAGCGGGCCAAGCGCAATGGCAGGTCGATGAACTCTGAAATTGTGCAGATACTTCAAGAAACGCTGGATACCGATAAGGCTGTTTCTGAAAGCGACCTTGTTGATTTCGACTCAACTCAAGCCGCTTTTAATGCCGCATCGACAGTAGAAGAGAAAGAGCAGTTCCTAAGTGACCTTGCGAAAAAGGATCCGTTCACGGCAGACATTCTTCGCGAGGGAGAAGAGCACGCGAGGCGGCTTGCTGAGATACTTGGTCGCCGCATGGGATATTTGGACCATAAATAACAAAAAGCCCACCTGAGTGGGCAATCTGCTCATGCTGCCGGAAAAATCCTTACCTCTCTGTCCATTTCCAGCCTGATTTCCAGCGCCATAAGAAGGCCATCAACGATCCCTTCTGCATTTGATAGCTTTTTGCCTATATGCCCGTCAGAGCAATGATGCGCATTCGCCAGTTGCATGAATGTTTTGCCGAATACGTAGTAATCGAAAAGCAGGTCGTGAGCAACAGGATGCTTTGACCTTAGCCCTGCCATGAGGTTTGAGATAATCAGACCATCCTCATCACAGCACTGGAGGCGAGTGCGCACCTTCGACGGTATGAGTCCAGAGAAACCTGCTGCAATCGGCGGCCAGTAAACATCCTCGCTGTTATCGGCAGCCCACGCCCCCCAACGTTCTAAAACTTGCTGAATGTTTCTCATGCGGCTTCCTTCTGTGGCTGGTTGGTTTTGGTCTTGCTGTGCTTTGCTACTGGCGGCAGGTTGGCACGCTTAACGCTTTCGGCCTGGTATCTGACAATCTGGTCGCGGGTCATTCATCTACCCTCTCGTTCTGCCAAAGAGGGAGTGGAGATTTATCCCCGGCGCGGCGAATGCGTGACTTGGTGTTCTTCTCAATCTGAATGAGCTTCTCGATATTCTGACGGCGCTGCTTTTCTTCCCGGCGGAGATATTTCACGCTCTCCATGTAGCGAGACTCCTGGTCGCAGAGCGTCATAAGGAAGTCAAAAGGCTCGATCAGCGTTTCGCACTTCCGGCACCGTAAGGTCCGGTCTTTTTCGTTCACCCAAACAGTGGAGTGCAGGCACATTACCTTCTGACCTTCGCGCTGAATAACGAGCCCATCCTGCAGGTCGTTATTCTTCGTAGGGAACGCGACAACCTTGCCCAGTTCTATTTCGGTTTCTGTGATCATGCTGCCTCCTGCTGTTTCAGCGCGCGAAGGTCTGCCCGGGCCTTGGCGCGGATTCCGTCCAGCTCTTCACGGGTGTATCGGTGGGTTTCGTTGTTGGATTCCAGCGCCAGCACGCGCTCTTCGCCAATCAGTTCGACCAGCGCGGCGCGGTACGCCTCAATGTTCCCGGATTTGTGAACGTTGCAGGCGGAGCACTGAAGCCAGATATTGTCCGGGTTAAAGCGAAGCTGTGGTGCAGCGGCGGTGGTACGGTAATGTCCGGCATGCCAGGCAAAGGCGGCCTTAGTTCCACAGGAGATGCAGCCATGCCCGGCGGCCAGCAGCATTTCTCGCCGCCAGTCGTTGAAAGCGCGCTGAGTCATCTGCACCCAGTGACGGATCGGCTTCAGCTCATTACGCCGCGCAGCGCGCCGTTGGCGACCTGCCTTCTCTTCAGTGCGCTGACGCTGCGCTTCCTTCTGCTTAGCAGTTTCACGGGCTTTTGCGGTCTGTTCTTTGCCGATCGCGCTGGCGCATTCGAATGAGCAAACTACCTGCCCGTCGCGGACCGGGTGGAACCACTGGCGACAAGCTTTATGGGCGCACTTGCGGCGCGGTAACTTAGCCATGCGCCCTCCGTGCCGCGAGACGCAGCCATTTCTGATCCACCAGGCGGGCGGTGTAGCCTTTCAAGGTCGGGATGTCGGACGGCTTAACCGCGGGCTTACGCTTTCGGCGCGCAGGGACGCGGAATATTTCGTTGGTGATGATGCGGGAAAGTGGAGTAGACATCAGGCCTCCTGCTTATCGCGCAGCACCTGAAATTCGCTGCTTTGAGGTATGGTCAGGACGAGACCGAATTGCGCACACCACCGCTCCACCTGACACATGAAGTGGTGCATATCGCCGGTATCAAGATCGGAGGTGTGGCGGAGCTGGCGTTCTACCGTTTTCTCCCCGGTAGTGAAGTCGGTGTATTCAACGTCTTCGTACCCGAGAAAGGTTTTTTTGAGGTTGCGCTTTACCCATTCCTTGGTGGCGTCAGTGCGGCCGGAAGCGATCAGGTATGCGCTGATCTCCTCGTACCAAACGTGGCTAAGGCTATTTTGCGACAGGCTGCGCTTCTCGCGCCACGGTTTGACTTGCAGGCGGAAGCATTGCCCGGCATCCAGCAATGGCTGAATCTGCTGCCCGATGGCCGCGAAGTTGCCGCGGTGAAGTTTGATGCCGTCTTTGGGGATAATCATACGGCCTCCTTCCCGGAAACCGCAGAATGCAGAAAATCGCAGGTGCATTTCTGCATCTGTGACAAGGTGAGGAGTTCAGATTGTGGTCGCATTTAAGTCCCCTTAAATGCGCAGAAGTCGCAATCGGGTGTTCAGGCCGACTGCGACTTAATTATAACATTACTTTTGAAAAATGATTATCAAGAATCACTCTAACTTCGGCGCAGCTTCAATCATGGCTGCCCAGCACAGCTTAGCCCTGTGCGCCGCCTGCTGACATCCGCTCATGGCGTCGTATGCTTTCCACTCCTTCTCGTCACTGAAGCTCTCATCTGGCTCTGACTCAAACCCATTGACGATCATGTCTTCTGTCGGCTCAACCGGCACCATCACCCAACCATCCGGAATCACCGGAGAGTTGAGTTGTTCGGAATTACCGAACGACTGAAGCATGGCTGCGCGATAGGCGTTCCAGCCGACAGCTTTTCCGTGTTCAAACGAGCTGTCAAAGTCATCATCCATTTCCATCGCAGCGGGCACAGATACCGGCGCTGGATGGGCGGTGTAAAGCGGCGTTACTTCTCGCAGCGGGTCGGCATAAGCATTGCCACTATCGAAGCTGACGTTGTTTTTTGCGCCGCCGCCTGACAGTAGCCACGCCACAGCCTCCGCTTCGAGCGATGCCAGCGCCAGCTTCATCGCAGCAAGCGCCATAGCCGCATCTTCGTTTACTACTCCTGTCACAGCATCGCGCTCTTCTTCAAGCTCCGCGATGGTCTTCAGGAGCCATTCTTTGGTAAGGGTGCTCATGATGCCTCTCCTTTACCGGCTGCGGCGGCGCGTTCTGCGTCATAGAGCCATGCATCAATCGGATTCAACGAGTTTTCGATAGGCGTGCCGCCTGATTGGTACATAAGAGCTTTTGCACGCAGAAATAGCTCATTCACCACTTCCAGCTCATCCAGCAGCGCCAGCACATCGCGAGTGGGAGCCAGGAAGCACGGGATGAAGTTGTCTTTCGCTCTCTCAGCCGCTTCACGTAATGCGCGTTTGTCGATGTTGCTCATGACTGCACTCCTTTGCGAAGCTCGTCGGCGAATTCACGGATAGTGTCATCAAGGTCTGGACACAGCAGGCTGTCAGCAAACATCTCCACACCCTGCGCCCGCACTTCAGCCAGGAAAGCGTCGGTGACTGGGGTTTTAACTCGGAAGTAAACCGGATCGCCGTCTTCAAAGTTCCCCGGGTCATCAACCTGATTTTCGTGCTCATCAGCAGAGTAGACTTCCTGACAAAGCAGGCCATGCTTCAGAGCTAGAACCTGTATATCCGCACCATCAGCTGAGCCACCTTGCCAGGCGATTGAGAGCAAAGCATCGACGAACTCACTCAGCCCCGCATTCTCCGCAGCCAGCGCCGCGCACTTGGCATCTGCTTCAGCAAATTTACGCACCAGATACTCAGCGTTGGTTTCGTTAACCTTCATGTCGCCAGGCAAGCACTTGCCACGCAGAAAACCTTCCATCTCAAATAATTTCATACCCCTACCCTCCCCCAAACCATCAATACTCGCTTCATTGCCGCGCTATTGCGGCATTCCTGAAATATTCCGTTGGTGCAGCTGCGTGCGGTGCCGTCCTGCTCTTCCGGCGTCGCCAGGCGATAAGTCACCGTTCGCCATACCTTGCTCACCCGGACAATCTTGCGGGCCCGCTCCAGATCGATGGCGTTCTTCGTGATGCAGTTGATGGTCATGCCGCACTCTGTGGCCACATCCTTCGCGGTGAAGGTCCGGTGCGTTTCGAGATAACGCAGAATTGCCTGTTTGCCTTTCATGCTGCCCCCTTGGAGCGGTAAGAATCCCAGGTGAATGAGAGCGTGCATCCGCCGCCGTCGCTCATGCGATCAAGAACGCGTTCGCCGATGAATGCAGACAACTCCTCCCTGGTCTGGTTGCTGATCAGGATGGTTGGCTTCATCCGCTCATATCGGGTGTTGATGATTTCGAACATGATCAACTTCTCGGCGTCGCTTCCGAACTGCACGCCGACCTCGTCGATAATCAGCAGATCAGGTTTCGTGAAGTAACGGATCACCTCATCCTCAGTGCGGCTTGAACCTTTCGACCAGGTTGACTTGTACTCACGGGCAATTTTCAGCGCCGTGGTAAACACTGCAGAACTCTGGTGTTCTGTGATCGCATGCCGTGCGATAGCCAGTGCCAGGTGATTCTTTCCGGTACCTGGTTTGCCGCACATCACAAGACCGCCACCCTTCTGCAAACGCTCTGGCCAACGGCTTGCATATGCCTGGCACACCTTAAGTGCGCGTTTTGCGTCGTCGTTCACTGGCTCATAGTTCTGCAGCGTGCAGTTTTCGAAGCGCGCCGGGATGTTCAGTCCGTCCAGCAGGCGCTCGATGTTTCTTTTGCGGGCTGCTTCGTTGATGCTAACTCTTTCCGCCTGCAGGCGGCCTAACTCCTCTTTGAGGCATTCAGGGCAGCAGCTTGGGCGCGGGGGAATTTTCACGACAGAGTTTAAGAAATGCCTGGTCCTGCATTCAAAGGGGCCATGCGTTTCGCAGTTCTCGGTGCTGATAGTTAGCTCGATATCTTCATGCTGAACTGGCGGCTGGCTCAGCTCAGCAATGCGTTTCTCAAGTTGATTGATTTTTTCATCCAGCGTCATGATCAGTCCCTCGCCCATGCAGGAATTTCAGTCTGGCCGTAGTCTTTGCCAGCAAAGTTCTCAGATACGCGAGACTGCGCGCGAGGCGTCTGCTTGGCGATCTTTGGCTCAAACAAACCCTGCCAGCCATTCGCGATGCTCTGGTTGATGATTTCTTCAGGCTGGTATCCGCTGCACTTGCAACGCTCAAGCAGGTTGATGGCCTGGGTGACCGTCTGCTGAGACTTGATCGGTTTCTTCAGGTCTCGACGATAATCGACCCATGACTTCCAGACTGAAACTGACAGCCATTCAGGAAGCTCAACACCGGCCGGATCGAACGAAGCCGGTTTGGGGGATTTAGGGGGTTTATTAATATTGTCTTTATTGTCTTTTGTATGTTTGTCTTTTGTGTTTACCTGATTTGGGTAAGTGTCGTTACCTGATTCGGGTAAACTTTTCTTACCTGATTCGGGTAAATTTACCTCTTTCAGGTAAACTTTATTTTCGTTACCTGATTTGGGTAATTTCACCCATTCGCTGACCGCTTTGTTAATCCCCACAGTTCGCCCGATTTGGGTAAATACCCCACGCTTAACTAACGCACTTTTAGCCGCAGAGCATTTGTGTGGGAGGATGCCGGTCAGGGCAGATAACTGATCATTGCTGACCCAGTCGGCCTTTTTGTTGAAACCGTATGTTTTGCGCATTACTGCCATGAAGACCAGCAGCTGATGCTGAGACAATCCAGCCAGCATGACAGCCTCCAGAAGTTCATTGGCGATGCGCGTATAGCCATCATCAAGATCTGCCACGCGCGGCTCCACGACCTGCAAATCAGGCCTGATTGGTGAGATATTGTTAATTGCTAAGTTCATCTGCAGCCTCCCCGCCTTTCTTGAAGATAATTTCGACACAAAGCAGAATGCAGTTATCGCAGATAGCAACGCCTGGACCGGCAACTATGGTTTTCACGTCGCTATCAATATTGCTTCTGTCGCAGAAAGAGCATTTATGAGTTGCGTGCTGATTTGCCTTTTCGTTTATTGCTGGCATACTTACTCCCGTTACTTGGCGTAACACAGTGTGATAAGGGCCTTTGAAGTGACCGCTTCAAGGGCTTTCGCTTTTTTGGTAGTACCCATCACATAACTCCCGGCGCCATAGCGGCCAGACTTGTCACCACCGCAGCGATTGATTCAGTTGGCAGGAAGCGCAGCAGTGCTTCAGCAGCTTCTCTCACCTCTTTCTCAAGGCGTTGTATCGGCTGACCAAGTAACTTCGCCTGATGCGCTTCAGTGCACTCTTTCATGGCCTCGGCTATCAGTTCGGCCTCAGTCTTTGCGACAAGACCGAACTCTCTCGCCACTTTCTCGTTATCCCGCGCCATCACGTCGATAATGACGGGGATCAATAGCATCAACCCCTTGTCGTTCTTCGGGCCCGGATCGTTAATCATCCGGAAGAAGTTCTGTTTGGTGTTGTGCTCAGAACCTGCCAGTAACAACCCCTTCCCGCCGCGCGTCAGCCACTCTTTCGCAACCAGCTGAGAAATGTGAACCTGAGACTGGCCCGGCGTAGCTTTTTGCCATGCCTTAACTGCCTCCCGTATTCGAATTAGCTTACGGTTATTGCGCGGAACACTTTGATAAATCGAAATCAACGGACGTTGTTCAGGTCCGGTACTCTGTTGATACGCAAGTGAATGCATTGCTTTCCCTTTCGTGGTTAGGGCCGCCAATCAGGCGGCGTTATTTTTTGGTGGAAACAACGCATCGAGAGATGTATTGCTCCCAAGCTTATTCATCGCCTCAACCAGGCGGCGGCACGAATCCAGGTCTGGTGCTCGTATGCCAGCTTCATAGTTAGCAAGGCGGGACTGGTTCCAGCCGCACGAACCTGCTAACTCTGATTGAGTGATGCCAAGCTTCTTACGTTCGTTGGCGATATTGTTCATGCTGATCCTTTCAAGAATGGTCACTCAGCATCATTAAACACAATTCGTGATTATTAATCAACACAATTCGTGTAAAGCTTTTTAACACGGCGCGTGATACAAAATGAGAATGAATAGAATCGAAGATATAGCGGGCCGCATTAAGCGACTTCGCGAAGATAAAGGGCTGTCACAAAAGGCTCTCGCAGAGCTTTGCGGGTGGGCCTCGCAGTCACGCATAGGGAATTACGAATCAGGCACCAGGAGCGTTAGCGTTGATGATGCAACTGTAATAGCTAAGGCGCTGGGGGTTGCGCCTGCCGAGCTGCTTTTTGGCGATGACTACAAAGGCCCTTACAAGCCAGGTGATAAATACCCAGTTATAAGCAAGGTGCAGGCAGGAGCATGGTGCGAAGCTGTTGAGCCGTACACCCTTAAAGATATCGACCTTTGGCTTGAATCAGATGCTCACATTCAGGGGGAGGCGTTCTGGCTGCAGGTTGATGGTGACTCAATGACGGCGCCAGCTGGCTTGAGCATTCCTGAAGGAACCTTTGTCCTCTTCGATACTGGTCGGGAGGCGATCAACGGAAGCTTGGTAATAGCAAAGCTATCCGATTCTAACGAGGCGACTTTTAAGAAGCTGGTGATCGATGGTGGGCAGAAGTACCTGAAGGGTTTAAATCCACAGTGGCCATTGGTAGCGGTGAATGGTAACTGTCGAATTATCGGTGTTGCTGTAGAGACGAAGATGCGGCTGGTCTGATCGGCAAGGTGTTTTGGTCGGCGTATAGTTGGTAAAGGTGGCCTGAGATATGTTTGAGTAGGTAAGGTGGGTTGGGTGGGGTATAGCTCGTAGCGTTAGCAAGCTATATTTTATTGATTTAATTTAAGAAAAATTAATCAGACATGGACAATATCTCATTAACAGATTCACAGATTGAAGAGTTTATAAGTGAAGCTAAAGTGGTAACCAACCCGCGCGCGCGATGGGTGGAACAACGCAAATCTAAACGAAAAAACTATGATGTTGAGTCATCTGATGGGAAAAGAAAGTACACGTTATACATCAGACAAAATACGATATTGCCAGATAATTTTTCATGCGGATTACGACTAGAAATACCTGGTCAAGAACCGGTGACACTCGTAAGATATAACGGATGTGATCACCCCCATGAAAACCCACTTGAAGGTGATGACGTAAGCTACAAGTGTCATGTGCATAGAGCAACGGAAAGGTATATAGATCTCGGTCGAAAGCCTGAACACTTCGCAGTTGCAACAGACAGATACAACAATTGTAATGGCGCACTAAAATGCTTAGTAGGCGATTGCAAAATTATGGGCTTAACATTACCTGACATAGATACAACCAGAGATATGTTTGATGACAATTGACCTTGATGCTATTGAAAGAGAAATTTGCACTAGCTTATGTGGCTCGGTGTACGTTACTCAGCGTCATGGTATGGTTGCCGTCACGTTACCTATGACCGCCCGTGATGGGGACGTTATAGTTGCCTATTTAAAACCTGAGTCAGCTGGATGGAAAATTACTGACATGGGAACAACTATGATGCGATTGAGTTATGAAATGGACCTCAACAAAATCCTCACTGGTAGCAGAGGAAATTTGTACCAAGCTTTGCTTTCAGAATCTGGGCTAAATGATGATGATGGTGAGATTTATTTGTTGTCAGATGCACAAAGCTTGATGCGAAATCTTTTCAGGTTTGGGCAAGGCATTACAAGGCTATATGATATTGGAATGTGGACTAAGACTCGTACGGAATCTAGCTTCTATGATGATCTTAAAGAAGCGGTAATAAATATTGTAGGAGTTGATAATTTGATTGAAAATTATCAAGCCAATGTTCCTAATAGTCAAGACTATGTTATTGATTTCAAAATAGAAACAAACTCAAAAAGACCTTTGTATCTGTTTGGTATAGCCAACAAAGATAAAGCCAGGCTTACCACAATTACTTTGCAGCATTTATCAGCAAATAATGATCAGTTCGATTCAATAGCAATATGCTCTAACCTATCTGAACTTCCCAAAAAGGACTCAAGCCGACTAATGTTTGCGGCCAATGATATTGCTCCTGACATGTCTGATATAAATGCTATTCAAAGAAAAATAATGCATCGCATCCAAGCATAACCCGGCCACCGCGCCGGTTTTTTTATTGCCCACCCATAAAGCTATCCGCCATTCTGCCGATAACTATCCAGCCTGAAGCTGATAACAATAACTATCGCAACACTACCTGCCCGCCCGTGCGGGCTTTTTTATTGCCCCTTCCTCACCAACTCCGCAGCATCCCTGTTAGCTCCCTTCCCTATCACGTTTCCTGTTTCCTTCCGGTACTGCTTCAGCTTGTCGATGATGTTTTGCTGGGTCATGGGTAAATCAGCCAGTGACAATTCCATCACCGCCCGCCCCATCGCCTGAATTTTCATGCTTATACGCTCTTCATCCAGAACCATGCACATCCCTCCTGCTGTTTTTTTAAGCGTAGCACTGGTATTTAAAAAAATAAATTCCCTTTCAAATCAGCAACAACACGCTTTGTTGTCATCATTAATCACAATTCGTGTTGACCAATAAAACACAATATGTGATTATCCACCCATCGAAACGAAACATCGACAGCTGAACGAAGTTAGCCAGCGGCGAAGTGGAGATTCGGTCAGTCGAACGGCGCGACAGTAAACCATGCGTCGGACCATAGGCGGGCTCAGGAAGAGCGGCAATTATGGCTAAACGATTTACCGGCAGCTCTTTGCGAGGGGCTGACGGTAAACAAACAGAGGGGTGTGTATGGCAGATAAAAAAACGGCGCCACTACTGCTTAACGTAGACGCCAGCGAGGTGCTTACTCAGACCGGGGAGCTTTTAAAGTTACTTGAACTTCCAGCCAGTTCCTTTCAGGGAATTCCTGAGCATGTCGTCGATCTGTTTTTTGACCGTGTCCGTGGCCTGATTGACAACATCGCCCTTAGTGATTTCTCGACCACAGTCAGCACAACTGACGCCGGTGAAATTTGTCTCAAAGTCAAAATCATCGGGCTGGTTGAACATCTCACTTCCGCAGTCAGGGCACACGGTCCGCATGGTTTGCATGAATATATCCTTTCTACTGTTGGGGAGATTAAAGAGTAAGCGATTTCTTGCTGTTGGGGAATAGCGGGAAAGCGCGCGCCGGGCGCGGATAAACATCCCGGCACTAACTGGAATGTTTTGGGATTGGATGAATGAGCAGGCTGATGCTCGACCAATGTATAAACAGCGCTCATGGCAAGCAGTAACTAATCTGCGCCTCAAGACAGCGTCACTGGTAGTGCGGGCGCTCTAACCAGTAAGCCGGGGTTCAGCGCCGGCCATCCAATCACCAAAGCTAACTGACAGGAGAATCAAGATGGATGCACAAACACGCCGCCGCGAACGTCGCGCAGAGAAACAGGCTCAATGGAAAGCAGCAAATCCCCTGTTAGTTGGGGTAAGCGCCAAGCCAGACACCCGCAAAATTCTCTCGCTGACTCGAAAGCCTAAATCACGCGTAGAAAGCGCTCTGAACCCGATTTATTTAACGGTGCTGGCTGAGTATCGGGAAGAGATGGAAAAACGCGCTGAAGCTGTTGAGCGCAAGAATCATCGCACCTGGTACAAAGATGCGAACCCGTTCGGAAACAAAATCCATGCGGTGCAGAAATCCCGCGGTAAATCGACGCCGCTGATTTAATCGGTTACGGCGCGTTAATTAACTTATGAGGTGAGGCAATGGATATTAAAAAATTACTCCAAGAAATTGAAAACTTGGAATCAAACATAAGAGACATAGACAACTTATTGGGAGCGCATGGGCTGCATGGATTTAACTTGATTGTTGTTGCAGCTAACAATACCCAATGGAGAGGCGCCGCCGATCAGGAGTTTCTAATTGAAGCACTCAAATCGAAAAGAAACGAGATGCACGAGAGGCTTGTGAAGTTGATTGATGCGGTTGGAGTTGTTGAAAAGGTAATTGATGGACTGGTCGCTTAGGCGGCCTTTTTATTAGCTCACGATACAAACAGAGGGTAAGGCGATGAAAATCAGTTTATTAACAAGTGATATTGAAAAAGATAAGGCTAATGAGATTAGCGAAATCATCTTCCAGGCATTGCAGGAAATCGATCCAGCAGAGTTTAAAGATGAGGACTCAGGTGGCCCAGAGCGGGCATCAGGCCTTGCCGATCAAATTTCAGAACGCCTTGTACTCAAGGGCGCATCTATCAACTAACCCGCTCCGGCGGGTTTTTTCATACCTCACCGTTCTCGATGAGTGCGGTTAGTTATGACAACCGGCGGTCATCCACCGCCCATTGAAACACTGAATAAATGCGTTGAAGTCTTGTATTAACCGTTCCGTTAGCCGCGATAAGGCCAAGAGGATTTATGACAGTCACCCACAAAGGCAAGCAGTACACCGCCAAAAAGCTCAACGATAACGAGTGGCAGCTGACTTCAGTATCGGCACCGCGTGAAAAGCTGGTGCTGAACCGCCAACAGATGAATATCGCTGGTTTACTGGCTCAGGTGGAGGGAAAAAAATGATGTCTCACTACGGCACTACCCCGCTTATTCGCCAGTGCGTCACGCCCGGCATGATAGCAATGCATGAAGGCCGTACTTATCGCGTCTCAGCAGTCATTCAGGAGCGCAAATGGGTGTACCTGCACACCGACGCAGAAATCATCCGCCTCAGTGACTGCGTGATTGACGTCCTTCTGGACGGTCACGGCAACCCAATCCAGCACTAACCACCCTATTCAACCGATCGGCCTGCCTTTCTGCGGGCGGGATCTGCACATCCAAATTTCAGGAGAAACCATGAGCGAAGTAACGGATTTAGTCGTCATTGAGAAACAGAACGCAATGGCGGTATTCACCACCAAAGAGCAGCTCGACCCGATCATTGAGGCTATCGAGAAAGAAGCTCGCAGCCTGGTACCGGATGTATCTACCAAGAAAGGTCGTGATGCTATCGCATCCATGGCGCACAAGGTTGCCCGTTCCAAAACCTACATCGACAACGCGGGCAAGGATCTGGTTGCTGAGCTTAAAGCCCTGCCTAAGCAGATCGACGAAAGCCGCCGCATTGTGCGTGAGCGCCTGGAAGCGCTGAAAGATGAAGTGCGCAAACCTCTCACTGACTGGGAAAACGCCGAGTCGGCAAGAAAGGACGCATTGCAGCAGCGGCTTGCTGATTTGCGATCCCTGGCTGATGTGAGTGATGGCGTGGGTAGCTATCTGCCGTCAGTTGAAATTCAGCAGCGCATTGAGTCAGCAAAAGCCGTTGCACTTGATGAAAGCTGGCAGGAAGCAGCAGCTGAAGCTGGCGTGGCTAAAGACGCAACCATCCAACAACTCGAAGCTGCCCTAATCGTCGCAAAACAGCGTGAGCATGAAGCTGCAGAGCTTGAGCGCCTTCGTAAAGAAGCGGAAGAAAAAGCTCGACTGGAACGTGAGGAAAATATTCGACGGGAAGCAGCTGAACGGGCCCGCCGAGATGCCGAAGCGAAGCACAAAGCGGAGATTGAAGCCGCAGCGCGACGTGAAGCTGAAGAGAAAGCACGTGCAGAGCTGGCTGAACGCCAGCGCGTCGAAGCCGAACAGCGTGCGGCACGCGAGAAGCAGGAAGCAGAAGCCCGGGCGGAACGCGAAAAAGCCGCGGCAGTAGAAGCTGAGCGCCTCAAAGCAAAACAGGCAGAAGAGAAACGCCTGGTCGAAGAGAAACGCATCGCCGACGAACAGGCAAAGCGCGAAGCTGATGTGAAACACCGCAAGACGGTCGGCACCAACATCGTTAACGCGCTCACCAGCAATACCAGCTTAACCCGCGAACAGGCTATCGAAGTGCTCACCGCTCTGAAAGATGACCTGATCCCCTGCGCGAAAATTCATTACTGAGGTGAATCATGAATATTACATGCGAGTGCGTAGACATGCGCACATCCGTCGGCCCCCACAACACCATCAAAGTTGAGATGGAAGGCGTTGTCCTGGCCGGCACCGTTAAAACCCGTGACGTACTCCCCCAGCTCGACGGTGCAGAAGTCATCGAATGGCTGGCTGAGCAGGGTTACGTCATCACTCATCAGGAGTGTGCAGCATGACGGCAGCGGAACGGTGGGATGAAGAGTCATTCCTGCGCCTTATGCACGACGTGATACCGGAAAAGCCGGAGGGGAACGACGAGCCAGTAAATCTGGCAGCCGAGCGGCAAAACCCAGTTATTAGTTGGGATGAATTTGCCGGTAATTTTAATTAAGAGAGATTGCTATGAAATTCGAAAAAGCCATGAGGAAGAAAGCCAAGCTACGGCTGGCACTTACCGGGCCAAGCGGTTCAGGGAAAACTTATAGCGCGCTGATGATATGCAAAAGCATGGGTGGGAAAACAGCGGTTATTGATACCGAAAAGGGAAGCGCATCACTCTACTCGAATGAATTTGATTTCGATGTTCTGGAATTGGATCCCCCATTCAGCCCTGAGCGATTTATTGAAGCCATTTGCGCTGCGGAAGCGGCTGGTTATGACAACCTCGTCATCGACTCAATCTCGCATGAATGGAGCGGCGTTGGTGGCTGCCTTGATGATCTGGACACCATTGCCAAAACAAAATTCAAGGGCAATACCCACGCCGCCTGGAGCGCATTAACTCCACGTCATCGCAAGTTTCTTGACGCAATTCTTCGTGTTAATTGCCACTTGGTTGCCACCATGCGAAGCAAAACTGAAACAGCACAACAGGAAGGAAGCAAAAAGGTTGTGAAGCTGGGAATGAAGACTGAGCAGCGAGACGGCGTTGAATATGAATTTACTACTGTTCTCGACATCAACCATGAAACTCACACGGCTACTGCATCAAAAGATCGTACTGGCTTGTTCTCAAATGCTGATTACACGGTGCTGGATGAGACAGTTGGCAAGCGACTTATGGGGTGGCTAAACGATGGTCGCTCTAAAGCAGAAATAGACCTTGCTCACTTTGTCTCCACAGCAGAATCAGCGCCTTCCTTCGAACAACTTAAAACTGCCTGGGCAGAGGCTTTTAGGGCATTACGAGACACGCCAGAGCAGGTGAAAGCACAGGAAGTATATGAGGCCAGAAAGGCAGAATTAACCGGCAATGAACAGGTGCATAAATGGCTAGCAAAGGCGTAAACAAAGTGATCCTAGTCGGTAACCTCGGGCAAGACCCCGAGGTCCGTTATCTTCCGTCCGGCAGCGCAGTATGCAGCGTGACGCTGGCGACATCGGAGTCATGGAGAGATAAAGCCACCGGCGAGCTCAAAGAGCAAACGGAATGGCACCGCGTCGTTCTGTTCGGAAAGCTGGCTGAGGTGGCCGGGGAGTACCTGCGCAAGGGCTCTCAGGTTTATATCGAGGGTCAACTGCGCACCCGCAAATGGACAGATCAATCCGGTCAGGAAAAATACACCACGGAAGTGGTGGTCAACGTTGGCGGCACCATGCAGATGCTGGGTGGCCGTCAGGGCGGTGGCGCACCGGCAGGTGGCAGTCAGAACCAGCAGCAGGGTGGTTGGGGTCAGCCTCAGCAGCCGCAGGGCGGCAACCAGTTCAGCGGCGGCGCGCAGTCTCGTCCGCAGCAGCAGTCTGCTCCTGCTCCGTCTAACGAACCACCAATGGATTTCGACGACGATATTCCATTTGCTCCTGTAACTCTTCCCTTCCCTCGTCATGCTATTCACGCAATTTAAGGATGAAAATGAACCACTTAATGATTGACCTCGAAACGATGGGGAGCGGACCATACGCGCCGATCATCTCCATTGGCGCTGTATTCTTTGACCCGAACACTGGCGCAACAGGCTATGACTTCCAGGTGAATGTATCGCTTGAGTCATCAATGAGGTTTCGCGCCCGGCCTGACGCCTCAACAATCCTTTGGTGGATGGAGCAAGGCGAGGATGCACGAAAGGCGTTAACCAATGACACCGAAGAGCTTTCCACCGCTCTGTGTTGGCTATCTGAATTCATCGCCAAACACGCCAAGCCGAGATTCGTTCAGGTATGGGGCAACGGTGCATCGTTCGACTGCGTCATTCTCCGTAACAGCTATGCACTGATCGGGCAGGAAGCGCCGTGGCAATGGTGGAATGACCGAGATGTCCGCACAGTAGTTGAGATGGGTAAAGCGATCGGCTTCGACCCTAAGCGCGATATCCCATTTGAAGGCACCCGCCACACTGCGCTGGATGATGCTATTCATCAGGCCAAGTATGTCTCTGCTATCTGGCAGAAGTTAGTCAAATAACCCCCGCTAAGGAATACCAAATGTCACAACCTCCTCAAGGGGCGGGATACTTTCGTGCGCCCAAAAAATTGGAAACAAAGGAGCAAGTCATCGCTCGGGTCTGCGCTTACCTTGAGGAGAGTCTGGGTAAGAAGCGGGTTGAGAACCGAACTCCAGAAGAGATTCAGCAGGCTGAGGATGATTACTGGACCGAGAAGCTTCTACGTCGCTACGAAGCCAAGCTATGGCACGACAACTTCATGGCCTCTTTCCAGCCTCAATACGAAGCCTGTGGACCGAAACTCCCCTCTCGCACTCGCTACGGGCAAATTGATTATTTCGGCCGCGGCGGCGCGGTAAGGAGTGAATGATGACTCACGCTCACGACGACATCAGGGTTGGCACTCTGTGCCTTCCCTTCATTGGTAACGGCTGGCTAATGCCATGGGGTGAAGTGGTCAGCAATCCATTAAAGGCGCAGCGGCTCGCTGAGGAATATCGGGAAAGGCAGGAGGCGGCATGACAGCGAAATACTCACTTCTGTATGTCGATCCGCCATGGTCTTACGGCAACACCATCAGTAACGGGGCCGCTGCCGATCACTACTCAACCATGAAGCTAATCGACATCAAGCGCCTGCCAGTGTGGGAACTTACCGCCGAAAATGCAGTGCTGGCGATGTGGTACACCGGCACGCATAACCAGGAGGCTATCGAACTGGCCGAGGCCTGGGGCTTTACAGTTCGCACGATGAAGGGCTTTACCTGGGTGAAGCTGAATCAGAATGCCGAGTTGCGCATCAACAAGGCGCTGGCCGATGGTGAAATCACCGACTTTTACGACTTCCTCGATTTGCTTAACGCCGAGACGCGCATGAACGGCGGCAACCACACCCGGGCCAATACCGAAGACCTGCTGATTGCTACCCGCGGCGCCGGGCTGGAACGACAGCACGCCGGGATTAAGCAGGTGGTCTACAGCCCGCTCGGAGCGCACAGCGAAAAACCGTGGGAAGTGCGCCACCGGCTGGAGCTGCTTTACGGCGATGTGCCGCGCATTGAGCTGTTTAGCCGCTGCGCGGCGCCGGGCTGGCATCACTGGGGCAATCAGGCTGAATCACCGGATGTTGAGCTTTTCCCAGGTAACATCCAGCCCATCTTCAAAGACGGATGGAGGGCAGCTTGATGCACACGACTCCAGAAAAAGACAACGCCATCCGCGCCGCCTGCCGCCGCTGCACCGAGGAAATCCAGCAGGCCATGCGCAAGAAGCAAAAGCCTAACTGGAACGAAACGGTGACTCCCATCATCAACAAGCATCACAAGAAAATTGAAGCTCTGGGAGTTAGCCTCCTGGAGTTCGTCGTATACACAGGCAGGATTAATCGCCGCTTCGGAGTGGAATCGTGAAATTTTATATTGCCGGACCCATGAGCGGCCTACCTAATTTTAACCGAGCCGCTTTTAACCATGCGCATTTTCATCTCTGGTCGAAAGGCCATATTGTTCTGAATCCCGCCCGTCTACCAGATGGATTAACCCAGGGAGAGTACATGGACATCTGCCTGGCGATGCTTCGCTGTGCTGATGCTATCTACATGCTTGAAGGCTGGGAGCACTCCGCTGGTGCCAGAGCGGAGAATGCCCTGGCCGAGAAGCTGGAAATGGAAATTATCTTCCAGGAAGAGGAACGCGCCGCATGAACCGAGCCTCACCAGTTGATTTGAGGAAAAGCCTCGACATCGCCAACCACCTGGCACACATCGGGATTCGCTTCGTGCCGATCCCGGTGGCGACCGAGGAAGAATTCCAGACGCTGGCCGCCGAGCTATCGCGACGGCTTGAGCGGATGGCGGTCGAAGCCGAGAAGAATGAAGGCGGTGCAGCATGAAGGCACTAATAACCAGGTCGCTAATGCGGCCTTTTTTATTGCTGGCGTTCACCTTCAACCGAATTAACCGACAGTTCCTGGAGCATTGACCATGGACATCATCGACACAGCAGCAGAGATTGAAGAGCTTCAGCGTAACGCTGCCCTTTCCGCTCATCGCATCGACCACAACTCAGTATCAGCAACGCATTGCTCCGATTGTGGCGAGGATATTCCAGACCTGCGCCGAATGAAGGTGCCGGGCTGCCAGCGCTGCGCGTCGTGCCAGCAGGATGAAGAATTAAGAATGAAGACGGGGAGGATGTGATGGGGAAAATGACGTTCGTCTTTGAATATGAGGACGGCAAAGAGCCGCCGGTTAGTGCTGGCATGTCGTTTATGGGTGGGAAGATTGTCGCCGCGTCTTTTAGTGATGCTTTGGATGAATCCGAGGTTAATGACGCAGAAGGGCTTGAGTGGAGTGATGAGATGAAGCTACAGCCATGACGCAACTGATAGCCAGTTATGAGCTGGCTATTGGGTGCGAAAGCACTGCAACGTCATCCCTTTTGCCCTCCACTGTGAGGGCATTCTTTTTGGGAGTTCACCATGCAATCAAACCCCATGACCTGGCTCATCGCTGCACTTATGGCGCTGGGCGCTCTCATCTCATTTCTTCACGAACCGGAAGGTGTGCAATGGTTGCTTTTAATGTGGGTGCATTAGTCCAGAAGAAGACCGGCGGGATCAGAGGAAGAATAGAAATCCTGCTGGAGCCGGAAAACGACAAGGCCCGGGTTTATGTCGCTTGGGATGGCGGCACTTATCAGATCCATTACGAATACGAACTTCGTGCGGCCACGCCAGACCAGCCGCAGTTTTATAAAACGATGTCATAGGAGCGACCATGAGCGAAATGACCTTAATCGTGCCCAACGACTGGGTAACCGAAGAAAAGCTCGTCGAGATTACTGGACTGCGCCCGGGCACAATCGAGCGGGCCCGCAAAAAATGCTGGATGCTTGGGCGGGAATATCTGCATGTCTCCCCGGACGGCGTTCCGAAGAAAAACAGTGAATGCATGTACAACCGCAAGGCTGTCGACCAGTGGGTTGAGAGCATGTCAAAGAAACAGCCGGGTGCGCGCCAATGAAGATCCGTTTATGCTTAGCGGGCTCTTGGACGTCAGGAGGGAATAATGGCTAAGTCAGCATACCCAACAGGCGTGGAAAACCATGGCGGGACGCTCCGCATATGGTTCATCTATAAAGGCAGCCGGGTGCGTGAAAGCCTCGGCGTGCCGGATACACCAAAAAACAGAAAGGTCGCTGGCGAGCTGCGCGCGTCGGTGTGCTTTTCGATTAAGACCGGCAACTTCAACTATGCAGCGCAATTCCCAGACTCGCCTAACCTGAAAAGGTTTGGGGTGGAGAGCAAGGAAATCACCGTGCTGGAGTTGGCGAACAAGTGGCTTGAACTGAAGCGTATGGAGATCAGCACCAACGCGATGTCACGCTATGCATCTATAGCTCGCAACATGGTGCCCAGGATTGGTGGAGACAGGCTGGTATCTGCGGTAACGCAGGAAGATCTGCTGTTTATCAGGAAGGAATTGCTGACCGGTTATCACACGCTGAAAGTCGGGCAGAAAACGCCGGTTAAAGGACGTTCAGTCAGAACGGTCAACAACTACATGAAGATCATGGGCGGGATGTTTAAGTTTGCTGCTGACAGCGGGTATGTCAGGGTGAACCCGTTCACCGGGATCGCCATGCTTAAGCGGTCACGCTGCGAACCTGATCCGCTGACGCGTGAGGAGTTTGTCAGGATGATTAACGCCTGCGCTCACCAGCAACTGAAAAACATGTGGTCGCTGGCCGTCTACACCGGTGTGCGCCACGGCGAACTCGTTTCGCTTGCCTGGGAGGATATCGACCTCAAAGCGGGTACGATGATGATCCGCCGGAACCACACGTTAACGAAGGAGTTCACCCTTCCAAAAACCGAAGCCGGGACGGACAGAATCATCAACCTCATTCAGCCAGCTATAGATGTGCTGAAGAGCCAGGCCGAATTAACACGCCTGGGTAAGCAGTATCAGGTTGAGGTGAAACTGCGCGAGTATGGCCGTACTGATGTGCATCCGTGCACGTTCGTGTTCAACCCGCAGATCGCATCACGTAATGGCCGTGCAGGGCATCATTACGCAGTGGGGTCGATTAACCAGTCGTGGGAAGCGGCAATGCGACGCGCCGGGATTCGCTATCGCAGAGCATACCAGTCCCGACACACGTATGCATGCTGGTCGTTAGCTGCCGGTGCAAACCCGAACTTCATCGCGAAGCAAATGGGCCACACCGACGCGCAAATGGTTTACCGGGTGTACGGATCCTGGATGGCTGAAAATAACCAGGACCAGGTACTCATCCTCAACCAGAAATTGAGTGAGTTTGCCCCATCCATGCCCCACGCAGTGGGATCTGATGGTTATTAA